ATGAATATATATGTTTATTGCGACGGAACGAAACGTAATAAGGACGGAAATATACCTGTCAGCATTGCTGTAAAAAATAAGAATGGTAGGTTTTTCGTAAACACCGGACTTACAACATCAGAGAAATTTACTGGTCGTGAGTTTCCAAAGTCAGAGAAAAACAGAATAGCCAAGAATGGCGCATTAAACAGGTATATTACAAAGGTCGAGGAAATTTGCCTGAATTACACCGACCTTGACAACAAGAAGCTGAAAGAAAGAATTAATGCGGATGTGTTCTGTAAGAATAGTAACACGGGAAAGAAACTTGTTGACTATATACACGCATATATTGATAGCGTGGCATCATCTGGAACAAAAGAAGTTTATGCTCGCACAGAACGTCACGTGAGTATGTTTGACAAGTCGGCTTCTCTTGAAAGCGTAGACAGAGAATGGCTTGAAAATTATAGAAAACATTACTCCACAAGTCTTAAAGTGAATACAATAGCTATTGATTTGCGAAATATTCGTGCCGTTTTTAACAGAGCAATAGACGACGAGATTACGAAAAACTATCCATTCAGAAAGTTTAAGATTGCATCTGAGCGTGTTGCAATACGTAATCTGACAGCGGAACAAATTGCAAAATTCAGAGATTGCGAGGTTGAGCCGTGGTTGGAGATTTATCGTGATTTGTTTATGCTTGATTTTTATCTGTGCGGAATAAACGCTGTTGACTTACTTCTATGTAAAAGGCTTACAAATGGTCGTTTTGTTGGAAAGCGTGCAAAGACTGGCGCACCAATAGACCTTCCAGTAGAGGCTGAGGCTATGGAGATTATAAATAAATACAAAGGTAAAGATTGGCTGCTTTCTCCAATGGACGGGAGAGCTGACTATCGTTCTTTCGAGCGTATATGGAATGATAATCTAAAAAAGATTGGACGCTCGGAGAAGGTGAAAGATAAGGTTGGAAAATTAAGGAAAGTCATTTACCACCCATTATTCGGCGATGATTTTCAGATGACAACATACGTTGCTCGTTATTCCTTTGCTTCAATAGCAGCTTCTATCGGCATTGATAGAGAAACGATTGCGCTTTGCCTTAGTCATTCGTGGGCAGACGTCACAGACCATTATATCAATTATGACAGAAAGCGTGTTGATGAGGCTGTGCGCAAGGTGATAGATTACGTGAATAGTTTTAGAGAGGATAGGAGTTTATGATAAAATATTGGAGATTCTATAAATCAAAAAAAATGTTTGGTATTTACAAGGATAAAAACTTGAAGCATTACGGCTTAACCTCATTCCAGATTTTGTGCATCATGCGTAAATTCCATTTTATAGTTGAAAAGACTGATGAGGAACATAGGGATGATTTTCGTAATGCTACGGATATAAAAGATGTCACAAGGATTCTTGTTAGTACAATACATTCTATAAAAAAAGAATATCTGAGAAAGGCATACAAAGATACGCCTTTTTACATTTCAGATTATGCAAATTTTATATTAGTTATAGCCGAATATTTTAAGCAATATTCTCTTGGTAAAGACATTAGCAATAATATATGGTATGATGGGACACAAATAAAGATGGAAGATTTTGCTGGTGTAGCAAGTTATGTTTCAAAAATATCTGAAGTAGATGATAGTTTCAGATATGATATTAGGTTGATAATAAACGGAGAGCCGCAGATATTTCACAATTCTTTTAAGGCTTTGCTAAGGCTTTGCGAGATTATAGGTTTCCAAAGGGTTGGGGATACAGGCATCAAGATTTGTGGGAGAAGGTTGCTTGTAAAGCGAATAAGAAAATCACAAAAGGAACAATACATAATGATAGACAATGATTGGTATTTATACTCTGATGCCAGCATACGCCCATGCGTTAAAGTAATGAGAGAAATGATAAGTTTATTTAATAAAGATATAAGTGTAGAATGGGACATTCGTCGATATTAGAATTATAAATTCAGAAAGTAGTATCGAAATCGTTTTTTAATTTTAACACTATTAGATTTGCGAATACGAGAAACATTGTTTAACTTTGCAGTGTTCAATAAATATCGGTGGACGGCGACGGCTCTTCCACTTATACGGAGGAGCATTTTTTATGTTCGTCTATTTTTAAGGAAACTACGATACAAGCGTATCGCCCCTTGGTTGCATTGTAATGGTGTAGCCGTGCTTTCACTGATAGGCATTGAACAAAGGGTAGCGGTACGCTTTCATTGTGTATCAACCCAACAATGTTTAATCGTTCAAAATATATCAGTAATAATGAACGAAACCTCTATTTTTAGCTACAATGGTAGCAGTATCTCTTTCTTTAATGGAAAGAATGTTATGGTTAATGCCACTGAAATGGCGAGAGTTTTTGGTAAACGCCCTGCAAAGTGGTTAGAATTACCATCTACAAAAGAGTTTTTATCAGCTTTGATCGATGTCCGAAAATCGGACTTCGCTCTAATACAGACAGATAAAGGCGGTATCAATGGCGGCGGTGGTACGTGGATGCACGAGGATGTAGCATTAGAATTTGCTCGTTGGTTGAGTCCAACTTTTGCAATTTGGTGCAACGACCGTATTAAGGAACTTTTGACGCAAGGTGTAACAACCGTGAATGACGATGACGTAACTATCCTGCACGCAATGCAAGTATTGCAGAAACGTGTATACGAGAAACAACGTGCTTTGGAATTTGCGCAAGAAACTATTACAACCCAAAATGAGCAGTTGAAACAACAAGCCCCAAAGGTGAAGTATGTTGACGATGTGCTGCAAAGTGTAAATACCTACACAAGCACACAGATGAGTAAGGAACTCGGATTGCGTGAGGCGGAGCAGCTGCACAAGATATTGAAAGAAAAGGGAGTTATGTTCAAGCAGTCGGGGCAGTGGATGCTCACGGCAAAGTATTGCGAACACGGATATACAAAGCCACGCACGCATCAGTTTACACGTAATGACGGCAGTGTCGGCACAAGCACGACAACTGTTTGGACAGAGAAAGGACGTGTGTTCCTGCACAATATGTTTAATCTTAAAAAGGCACAGGAGATAGCATAATGGCAAGAACGATAGAATTAAGTGAGGGAACAGGACGCTTGTTAGACTTGAAACGTCAATTAGAAGAAGTGATTAATAACATAACAAGCTATTTTGACGAGGTGTCGTGCGATGCTGAGGCTATCAACGAGAGGATTGTCAATAGCCTTTATGAAACAAACAAGGAGCTTGACAAAGCCTTTCTGTTTAGCGTAAATGAAGAATTTGCCGGCAGCAAATTTACGAGAATTTGATTGTTTTGCGTTTTTCGTAGTTTAATAAAAAATAAAGGGAGTACTATTTCAAGTACTCCCTTTATTTTGCGCAAACAAGTATGAGTTGATTGCACATATCTAACTTACTTATATATCTTCATGGTAGACTTCTTCACCTGTCTCAATGTCTACTATACTCACTGAACCGCCCTTGTAATCTTTAAAGTACGAGTGATTCGTACCTTTGTTCATTATAATGTAGTTCATGCAATCAGAGTAGGTAGATTTAAATCCCATACTATTACTATCTGTGTCATCATTGAAAACTACATCATACTTACAATTATTCTCACAGATAAACTTAACATCGTCTAATGTATATTCTCCTTCAATGTATGTAAAATCAGGCTCACTATTATAGTAAGTGTCAGTACTCTCAACGATGCTGTAATCTTCACCATTCCCTACATAGTCTATTGTAGGAAAGTCGCCAACTGTGTTTAACACCACATTATCGGAGTTGCCGTCTATAATGTCATACCAGAAAGAGTTATTATTATAGCCTGCTTCATCTTCCGTAATTGTCCTAAAACCTTGCAAGCCTGCCTGTAAGAACTCTCTACACTCCTCTAATGTTTCAAAGTCCTTTACAACCTTACTTACATTGCTATTAGTTTTAAGTACTACCCAAAAACGCTCTAAGTTGTTGTTTGTTCTCATATTACTGACTTAACCGTGTTGTCGAGGGCTGAAAGTTAATTGTGAGAGGGTGTGTCAAAATGCAAATATCATTTTGATAATCTTACAGTTTGAAACAATCCAATAAAAAATGACCATTTCTATACTCGATTTTGAGTAAAGAAATGGTCTTTTCTTTGCCTTTAGAAGAATCCTACTTATAGATTGAAAGTTGTCAAGTTATTAATTTGCATTTTGACACACCCTCTCTTTTCGGCTAAATGGAGGGTTTCATACCTGCATTTGCAGATAACTCTCGTATGTCTTTTAATTCTTGTGCTTCAAAAAGCGACTTAGTATATTTTTCTACTTCAAGCCAGTCTTCCTTAGCTACAGCTATAAAGTAATAACACAAGTCGCTTAGCTTTATAGGCAGCTCGTCAATAAGTGCGATAATTCTGTATGCAAATTTCTCCAAATTAGGAACCCCTGCCCTATCCATTTTGTCAGCAAGTGACAAAAGACGTTTCTTTACCTCATTGATTGGAAGTCCCTCGCTTTTTGCGAGTGACTGAAGTTCGTTTACAAACTCATTTAATGGTGTCATATTTCTTAATTGTTTTTAGTTATTTGCAGATTTTTGCTGCAAAGTTAATGTTTTCATTTGAAAAGTGCAAACACACTCTTGCCTAATTTTCTACGCTCACAGATATATCCGCTTGTCATTTCGATATTAGGCTTGTTGGCGTTACTATGCCCCATCATATCAGAAATGTCTTCTATGGCAACGTGGCTCGTTGAAAGCAGTGTGGCAAAAGTTCGTCTACCACAGTGACTTCCAATAAGTTTCCACTTTTCGTCTGTAATGGAACGACCACCACGAAACACGACAACTTTATTGCGTATTCCACACTGAAAGCATATCCATTTTAGAATCTTACAAAAGTACGATATACGGATGTCTTTTACCTGCTCAGGGTAATCTTGCACAAGTAATTCTTTAAGCCATTTGTGTACGGGCACAGTCACTTCTACTGGGTGTTTCTGTGGGACGTAGACAAGTACTTCTTCTTCGCCATACTTCTGAATATTCGCAAGACTCATTCTTCGGCAGTCAACGTTACGTGCGCCAGTGATAGCTTCAATAAGAAAGATGTTTTTAACATATCTTTCACGCTCACTTTTCGGTTTGTAATCGTGTATCTTCTGCAACTCGTGCCTTGTAAGATAGATATTCTGTACAGGTACTTTCTTTGCTTTGAGAAGATTACTAAATGTTTCAGACTTAATAGGTTTTGTAGCTTTGTTCCTGTTAAGCACCACTTTTAGTTCTGCACAGATTGTACGAACAGAGTTTGGTGCAAGGTCGAACTCCATATCATCTTTCAAGTCAGAGATAACATCATCTGTAAGGTCTTCCCATCGAGGGTCACGACCGAGAATGCTGCGTAAACGAACAAGCGTTGTAACCCTATTTGGATGCTTTTTTATCCACGTCCACACAAATGTGTGCGTGTCGGTTGGAACATCTTTCGTGATAAAGCCGTGCTTTATTGCGCTGCTAAATCTCTGTTGTTGTTCTAATGTAAGTTGTTTCATATCTTATTGTTTTGGTTTATAGTACTCTTATTGATAATTACTATCAACAAGAGCGAAAGGCTGTTTTACCAAATGGCATAAATAAAATCACCACTTCTAAAAATCTCTTGGGCTTTATCCCACCCATATAACTTTTTCATTCCTCGTAAGGAACCAGTGCACGAGATTGAAGCGTACTTTTTGCCTTTCAATCTTTTAGGTAGGTCTTTTACTTTTACATATTCCATAATTCCTAATCGTTGATTAATATTTGTACAACACACACCAATTAAGATATGTGTTGCGTTTGGCTATTCTGCAAAGAGTTTGAGCATATCATTTGCAATGAAACGTTTTGCTCCATCTGTCATACTCCACTCCTCGCTTAGTTGTTCAAGCAAAGGCTTGTAGTGCGCATCGTAATAACTTATAAAGTCTTCGAAAGACCCAAAGTTTCCACACTCAACTTCAACGCCTAAATTGTGAAGTTTCTCCATTACCTGTCTTAAATTTAATCTTTTCATATTCGTGTAATTTTAAGTTGATAATTGGAAGCACAACAGACATGAAGCCGTCGTGCTTTTCAGACTATGCAAAAGATTCCGCAAGTTCTTCTATCAGTCTCTTTGCTTCTTTCGTGTCGTTCAGCACGTCTTCCAGTTCGTGGGGCGCGCCGTACTTTCCATGACCGAAGTTGTCGAGCCAGATGTATGTTTCGTAAGACACGTCAAAGCCTTCACCGTATTCTATAAGTTTTTTCTTAGTTCATCCTCGCCTGCATCATTCGGCAGATCTATCTCCACGTTCAAGTCGCGTTCTGCGGAAGTGTAAATCTGGAAACAGACATAAAAAGCGTCGTTCCCATTGTCATAAAACGAGACGTTCCAATCTGTACTGGAAATAATACTCTCGATGTTATTTCTTTAGATTTTCCATATTCATTTTGTTTTAAGTTAAAATTAGAAAGGAGAGGATAATAATATCACTCTCCCATGTTCGGCTATCAATGGCTTGATAAATGCAGATTACTTCTAACCACCTCTTGCGACTCTGGGGTAGGATCGCAATGCTCATCAATCCACCCACGTTTTTCCAACTCATCAAGGATATAGGCTCGCTCTTTCTTTGAAAGTCCAGGCGTTTTGAAATACCCAGAACATTTTATATCAACAATAGCCTTGATAATTGTCTTTTCGTTTACATTTCTCATTTTCTTAATTTTGATTGGTTTATAATTGCACCATATTGTTAACATCAACAATATGGTTGTTTGGCGTTAGATGAGGCTCACCTCGTAAACTCCTTTCTTCCCTTTTTCGACAATAAATCCATTCATTATTTGTAGCATATAAACCGCATTTTTAATAAATGGTTTGTCGATAAAAATAAATGGAACAGCTTGTCCTTTCTGAACAAGAAGGAGTTGTTGTTCCCACTGAAGACTTGGCAACCACTCATCAACATCTGTCATATCTTTCCATCCTCCCTTTGGTGGGTTGTCCATCTCGATAAAACGCTTTGGGCGTATGAGAAGTTTGTCCTTTAGGTCATGAGTTTTAAACCAATTGTAAACGCACTCAGTGAATCCTTCTTGGTCGAACTTTTCTTCAACGTAACCTTTTTCTCTCAGTAATGTGGATGCTTGTACTAATTTCTTTACCATAATTCTTAAAATAGTTTTTGGTTAAACATTGTGGTAAAAATGGCAGCGCATTTCACAACGAACCACCATAAACCAATTAAACTAACTAAATTATTATAGCAAATATAAAATCATATAAAGCAGATAGCTTCTGGATGCGTTCCGTTTCTGTAAAAGTCTGATTATAACAGGTGAATCGAGACGCGTATCCTGGTAAACACCAGGATACGCGGTCCACTTGAAACCTGTTTTATGAAAATATCCATCTATTATCCGCATGCTCGGAAAAGCATTAATCATTTCTTAATTTGGTATAATGTATGCAGAGCGTCATATCAGACACCCTGCATGATTTGGCATTTTTACTTTCTCCACTCGGCAATCTTACGATTAACGTCAATGTTGTTACGTTTCAGTTCATCTTTTAAGATTCCAAGTAGTTTATACCCCTCACCATTTCTAAATTTCATAGCAAGGTCTTCGAGAGAGTTTTCTGTGTGAAGTTTCATTCCGTGGAAACGGATGAGGTTTTGAAGCGTATAATACGCACCACACCCTTTGTAAGCGTCCACCCATTCAGGACAGGTTGGTGTTTCCCATTTAAGGGAAATGCGACGATTATTGAACTCTGCCATTGCCATATAGAGAGATAGAACGTCTTTTGCTTTCATAACCGAGCGGAACGCAATTCTCAATGGAGCAAAGATTTTATCGTCAATGTCGTTCACAAAGTAGTCGTAGCCCTTGATACGCTTGTAAGGTTCACCTTTACATTTGCGCGTTTTCGAGCCGTCAATATACTCCGTTAGCTTACGGAAATAATCTTGACACATCGCAATCGCAACGTCACGATTAAACCAAAGATTTCGCATTTCAAAGTTTTCTCTGTCCTTTCTGCTAATCTTGCACTGAGTGTGTAACTCATCAATCATCATCTTCCAGCTATATTCATAGCCACGATAACGAAGACTTTGAGTCCAACTCCCAGATGCGAGCATGTGGAATGTCTGAGCCATTACCCAACGACGATAGAGATTAGGATCAGGGATTGTGCCGCCATTCATTATAGAATTGAAGATTGGGTCGTTGTCATCAATAGCTTCCAACTTACCATTCTCAAATCGAGCAATAATACCTGCACCACTAACACTTGTCATAGCAAAGAGATTGTCAATGTTGACACCAGCGGCTTTGAGAGCGTTCAATTTAGCTTGCGCCTTATTTGTTCGACACTCACAGTTGTTGTTATTTGTTGCAACAGACTCTGTTACGCATACTTCACACTTAATTGATACATTCTTTTTCATAATTCTTAATTTTAAATTGGTTGATAAATAAGTGGGAGAAAAATTCTCCCTATTTGGCTATTCAGACACCCATTCCTTTAGGATAATGAAATCTTTGTCGTCGGGTGACTGCCAAAACCACGTTCCCATTGTTTCGTTGTCCCATTTGAGATTTCCAAAAACAATTTCGTGTAACAAAGCCATTTCGAGATTGAACCTTGCAAGTTCACGTGGCATTCCATACATGAAATCATTATCGGAGAGTTCCTTGACAGAGAGTGCTTTGAAATAATGCTTTGATGTACGTTCGGACTTTTCAGAAGGTACTGAGTGTTTGTAAGCATAATAAAATGGGTAAAGGCTATTCAACCCACCATTAAAATTGAGTTCACTTTCCACCTTCCATTCTATTGATTTCAAGTCAATTAGTTTCTTGTCAATCCTTAACTCTCTCTTCTTGAAATTGATAGAGAAAGAAACTCCACGATTAACCTTTTTGATTAAATCCACATATTCCATAATTCTTAATGTTTTGGTTAAAAGTTCCACTTCAAAGGATTGTGGTACAACTCTTTAATCGGTTGATAATATCCGGTTGAGTACCCGTTTGAACACGGTTCCAATAGAACGGCTGTTCCAACGGGTTCATGGAAACCGGATAATTGAATAAATCCTACAAAGTGGATATTTGGCATTGTACTATGCCGCTAACTTATCTTTCCTCATCGTTTGTTGTGCGTTTCTGTAAAAGGTCGATATGTGGATCGGGATTGAAGGAACCTGAGCTGAGGTATCAAAGCTTCAGGTAGCTTTTAATCGTGATCCTATTAAATCAAAAACGTATTGGAAAGATGTGTGCTGCACTGCACATTTCTTGACTAACAGACACTACGCATTTCTTTATGTGCTTGATATTTCCAGTTATAATCGTAGGCAGGAGAGGCGGCGAAGGGGCTGGATAAAGCCATTTCGCCGCCGTGACGGCTGGGGTTTATCACTGGAATGTTAAACCATGTCTGTATCATTAAAAAATCCCTGCGCTGGGATAATGAGAGTTTTTAGAGCTGCATGACAAGCGTATTATACACAGCACGACTCGTTCTGATTGCATTTTGCATACAACCGAGAGAGAAATAGCCGTCAATATGCTCAACCTTTGCTCTATTTGCTTTCACGTTACGTCCAAGACCACGACAGACACATCCGTCAGTCTGCGAGCGAACATAACCAAGACCACCCACCTTTGATTTTCCTGTCTGAACACCACGCAAACAATCCATAACAAACTTATTCAGTTCGTTCAAATCTTTGCGAACATTCACGATTGGAAGAATCTGTGTTGCCCAGCTGAACTCACCATTACCTTTGTATAGGTAACGATTGACAGCATTAACAGCACGACGGAAAGTGGTATCTCGTTTCTTAATAGTTCGTTTCTCAATTTCATTCTGAAATGTTTTGATTCGTGTTGAGGATAATGATATATCACTTCCTTTAATAGAGAATCCAAGAAATTTAAACCAATGATTCGCATTAAGATACTCAACCTTTTTAGGATTGAGTTTCATCTGCATTTTCGCAAGTTCACTGCTTAGAATCTCCATTGCTTTCATATAGTCTTCACCGACAAATATCATATCATCGGAATATCGTACATAATAGCCGTTGAGGCTACTCAATTTATCATCAATATGACGGATAATAACATCAGCCAACCATGAAGCAACCGAGCAGCCTTGTTTAAGGGACTGATAACTCTGTACCAATTCTCCGTCAGGCGTGAAATACCAATCAGAATGATAATATTTGCGCAAAACAGAAATCAGAGCAGATTTACCATATTTATTCTCTACGCAATCAAACGCATTGTCGATATATTCAATCGGCACGCTGTCGAAATATTTGCTCAAATCGGACTTGAAACCAATTGTTTCCCCTTTTGTATTGCAAATCTTCTGTGATACCTCCTGAACAACACGACCGCAGCCAATTCCACGCTGATACGATTTGCACCTATCAGAAATCATCTCAGGGCATAAATCAAATAATAAATCATTTGCTATGCTCAGTATAATTCTGTCAATAGGTTCATTCACGTAAACAGTTCGGTACTCTCCAGGCATGTCCTTTGGAATAAGAGCCGTATGTGGTGGTGCAATCTCATACTTTTCAGATTTGATTGCATCATATACGGCTGCCCTCACTTCGGGCTTTGTCAGCTGAAAAAGCTGCCCTTTGTGAATATCCTTATCAACGCCTTTTGAAATGGCATGCTGCCAGCGTTCCATTGAGAAGAACTCCTTTAATTGTACATCTTCTTTCATATTCTAAATGATTTGGTTTACAAAGTGCGTGCAATGTAAAGAATAAACACATTGCACGCCTATTCAGGCTTTTGGTCTGTACAGAACGCAATATAACTCTTTTGTCGTGCCTACCCATTCTCCACGCCAATATCTTGCGTAGATATAAATCTTATCACTTCCACGATAATCTTGTGGCATCAGTCCAAATTGGCTATAGCGTTCAGTGTACTCTCGATTGCTGTTTGCGACATCGTTCACAAATTCTTTTGTGCGGATGTCTGAACCCCAAAACGGGCTCATTATTCGTCTTATCATAATTCTTTTGTTTTTTGGTTAAAAGTACCGCCTTAATACATCAAGGCGGTAATTTGGCGTTAAACTAAATCTTCGAGATTTTCAGTAGCAATCTCAATAAACGTTGATTGCTCTGAAATAAACGAAGCGTCATTGTAATCTGATTCGTTACACAAATCAGTTAACTCGTTTGTTATCTCTTTCAAACGAGATACAATGTCTTTGATTTGTTCTTTTTTATTCATAATTCTTGTGTTATTGGTTGAAAGAACTCCCACGCAAAATAAATTGTGTGGGAGAAATTTGCTAACGATTTTCGTACTCAAATTCTGAGTACCAGCTTGCGACCTCCTCCAGAGCAAACCACGCAAAAACATTGTATATCTGGTCCAAATCAGAATTATAATTACCATACAATGCACGCCCGATTTCATCTTCTGAAAAATCGCCATTTTTAACTCCTCCAAACGACATTACCATTTGAAGAGTATTTTCACCAAGCTCAAATGCTAAATCGTTTAATCGCTCGGTGATAATCTTACGATTTCGTCTCCAGAACGCAACAGTTTCAGAGTAATAAATGAAACCACCAAAACCTCCAGCTGCTCCACAAGGAGAATTTGAAACATTCTTCATTTCTTCTTGAAAATCGCTCCAATCTCTACCCGTTTGACGCTTTACCGCTTTAATTAACTTTCCGTCTGTATTTGTAAACTCAACGAAATCTTTTAATCTTAACTTTGCCATATTTCTTAATTTTAATTGGTTAAAAGAACTTGCACGCAAAATAAATTGCGCACAAGATTTTTGGCTCAGATACCCAAAATATCACGCATCTGAATTAAGCGAAGTGAAACTGAACGCCACCAATTATCAGCAAAAGCTGATTCAGATGTTGGAGTTTTACAATACCCCCATTTTTTGCCGATTTGAATAATGTTATAATCGCAAAATTCAACATGGATACAAGACGGCAAACAGCGCAAGTATTCCTCAAGTCGAACAATCTCGGAAGGATACATTTGTTTATAATACACATTTCCGTACTCTCTTTCAAAGCACTTAAATGCGTAGGCAATTTTCTCCTTATCAGTCGCATCAGCTCCGATTTCATCAGTGCTAACACAATCGAGTAAATACTCAAACTGAACTCCGTAACGCTTGTTTAATCTTAAATCATTCATAATTCTTGTGTTTTGGTTAAAAGCACCGCCCTGAATTATCGTACTCAGAGCGGAAAATCTGGCTTAACACGCATTTGCGTAAATATCAAGCAATAGCTCCATATGCTGTTTCACGTACTCCTCAAATTCACGAAGAGAACGGAAGACTTTGTTATGAAGCCAGTGCCCTTTGTATTTCCGCTCACTATCTCCATCGGAATCCAATTTCGCTACATCGAAAGTAACGGCAACTGACTCGATAGAAGAAAGCAAGCCTCTGTTTTCCTCAATAAGAGTTCCTACAAATTCACCCTTATATAAGATTTCTTGAAAATTCTGATTACTTGAAAATTCACGGTCCCCAAATGAGATGTTGTTTGAGCAATTGAAAAACTTATCCATATTCATTGTTTTTTTGGTTAAAAAGATAAAGCAGCACGGAATTATCGTACTGCTCTATATTTAGGCAATGTGAACAACGCACACATTATCACGAACGGAGATAATTTCAACGTGGAAATAAATTCTCTGCAGCTCTGCAATCTTTGCATCCAATACACGGAGGCAAGGAAATTTTAACGTTTTGCTCATAATCTATAAAATTTAATTGGTTTATCGTACCGCCTGATATCATCACGACATCAGACGGCTTTATGGCAAATCAAATCACGATTAGAGATTATTCTCCAACCGTAAAATTTCACGATAATACGCACGTAAAAAAACACGTCCGTTTCTCGTTTTACTCCAATGATACACACCAACGGAGTAAATCAACACAAGCAGCACAATAATTATCGTACTGCAAACAATCCCTATAATTGCAGGTGCAAATAATGCAAACGCCTGCAAATGTAATTTCATTCGCTTCATAATTCTTTTACTTTATTGGTTATAGAAAAGGGCACGGAAACAAATCCGCACCCTCCATTTTGTTAGCCGCGAAATTGTAGATTTACAGCTGTTTTTATTGTTTTCGATATTTTGCTGCTTTCCTCTTTTATCTCCACACATTCCGCACAACGTAACCCAGTTGCGGGGCTATCCTTGACGGTGGGAATAGTAAACACACAACGGCAATTTTATTTTGCTTGAAATAACACTATTTATTGCGCTTTCGTTATTCGTGTTTTAGGTAACCAGCCAAAGCACACGGCAAAAAAGCTTATTTAAGAATATGATTGTTTCACACGTTATTTTATTTATTTGCCCCGCTTGATTTAGATAAAAAAACATTCCATAAAATCAAAATAAACCAAACGGATAAATAAAATAACTATTTCAATGAACTAACATACAAACCGCCTCCGCGGATTTACTTGCATGTTTGCAACCTGAACGGCTGCACGTTAAAAAGCGCGCTTTGTGGTATTCGCAACCACTGCAAAAAACGCAATTCTAAAAATATAAAGCGCAAAAATACCCACGTAAATAAATACGCGGGTATAATTGATTTGCAACAAAAACATTATTTGTCATTTTTAGGGCTTATTCATCAAGTCCTAAATTTTTAAGATACTCGTTATAAAGATTATGCAAAGTATCTTTTATTTGCTTTACTGACATTTCAGTATTAGCGTATTTTAATAACGCCGCTTTCATGTCATCTACACGCTTTTGCGTGTCGCTTAATTCTGAGAATTGCTCAAACGTCAAACGCTTTGCAAGTTTCTTTGCCAGGATTCTTTTTGCGTCCTCAACCTTTAAAACGCTTTTAATAACGTTTAAAACGTTCGTTTCGTTAACGGCTCCAACTGGTGAAAGATAAAAAGACTTCCTACCTACCTTTATAACAGGTGAATCGGTTTCATTTACTTTTGTTTCACTTAATGAGTACGTAAAGTTTTTAGTTAGCTGCATGATTTCACGCAAACCACCAAAGGAAACAAAATCCTTTCTAATTTCACGTAACAAGTTAAACGCTTGTGCGTTGGTTACTTGTTGAACTGCTTTTGCGTTCTTAACATCGTTTACACTTACTTTCTTGTTTACTGAATTTGCCATAATTGTAAAATTTTATTAGTTGAATAATTGTTTAAATTGTCATGCCGCCGCTATTGAAAGCGTATGTACATTTATTTTTTATAAACTACATGCAGCACGAGGCAAATATGTTTTTGTTGCAATAAGTCAAAGAGGATAAAGCGACTTTTTTCAAACGTCCGTTTTACTTATTCTTTCTTTATCTGATGCAAAGGTAGCATATTTTTTATATACCTGCAAGTATAACAAACACTTTAACACGCTATAAATGCTTGATAATCAATTATTTATATTTAGATTTAGTATAATTAATAATAACAAACTGCATAAATTAATAAACGTTCACAATAAAACAGGCAGATTTATGTGAATAAACATTAATTATTTAACACTTAAACGCATAAATATAAACCAAAACGAATAAAGATGAAAGTATAAATATACAAACGTAACGTATTTATATGCAATATGTTAAGGCGTAAAGGGTTACTTTGTTTATAATCGTTTCACGCGTGAAACATTTTTAGGTGTCCATTTTACGCTTTATATTGTTTGTTATATGTAGTAACAAACACTCCCACCCCCTTTATAACGCTTGTAAACAAGGCGTAGTAACCACTTCTAAAAATTTTTTCTTTTATTTTTTTCTTTTTCCCATTTAATTTCTCAAATTATTAAAAGATTTAACACGTAAATTTAAGTATTTTCGACTATGTATATTTATTCATTACTGTATGTATGTTAAAGTGTACTAATTTTCACTGATTATAAGATATATAGTGTAGCTTGTGTATATTTTTTATGTATATTTGCAATATTGTTTATATATTGTGTACTTTATGGTTTAATGGTTGTGAAGGGAATCCGACAAAAACTATTCAATCCTACACTATTCACTTATTGTAAGTGGATTTTGCTACACTAAAATATACACATAAGCTACATTCTTAGTGCATTTATGCAGTATAAAGGTACATTTAACATATTTCGATTATGACAGACGGAGAGAAACTGGATTATATTTATGGTTATCTGATTGAGCAATCAAAGGATTTAAAGTATGCTTTTGGTTCTCTGAGTGGTAGTTGGGGTGACATATCTTTGTATAACGAGAAAAAGTGTCGTTTTGAGATGTCCCTTGACTTGTTTGTCCGTGATTGTCCTTTGAAGTGGTTTAACGGTTCGTTTTATTTTTTCAACGGTAAGGTTTACGATGTTGTATCAGAGACTGTTGTTGAAACTGCGTATGAGACGTTGCTTCGTGACCTTGGTATTACTGCAATGATGCACAAGCCTCTTGTTCGTCGTGAATCGTTTCTTAACAAGATTAAGATTCGCAATCAGCTTCATCCCCGTTTGGATATGATTGGTTTTGAGAATGGCGTATTGGATTTATCCGATCCATGTAATCCGAATTTTATTGCCTTTTCTCCTGACGTTGAGATTACCTATTATCGTCCGTATCGTTATGAGGACGATGCACGTTGTGATCGTTGGCAGATGTTTCTTCGTGAGGTTCTTCCTGATAAAACATCACGAACAGTATTGCAGATGTTTCTTGGCCTTGGTCTTACACAGCGTAATGTTGCATTTTCTGATGAGTGGCGTAATGGTTCAGGTAAGGTTGAGTTATGCTTATTCCTTATTGGTGGTGGTGCGAATGGAAAGAGTGTTATATTTGAGGTTATGCGTGCGTTGTTTGGTGATTCAAAGATTAGCAAGATTGACTACTCGACATTAACCTCTGAGGGTGATTCTGGTCTTCGTGGTCGTCTTCCTATTCGTGGAATGATATTCAACTGGTCGTCCGACAGTAATCCTCGTGGATTTTCACGTAAATCGAATGAGGATAATATTTTCAAGCAGCTTGTTTCAGGTGAGCCTGTTCAGGTTCGTGGTATTGGTCGCAATGTTGAGGAGTGCCGTGAGATACCGTATCTTATATTCAACATGAACTCCCTTCCTGAGATAAATGATTCAAGTGATGGTATGATTCGCCGTTTACAGATTATCCCATTTGATGTCACAATTCCTCGTTCAAAGCGTGATCCGAACCTTGCAAACAACATCATTCGCAACGAACTTCCTGGTGTATTTAATTGGGTTATGCGTGGAACGCGTGAGTTGTTCCGTCGTAAATTTCGTTTCCCTGATGCTGAGGGAAGTCAAATGGCGATGTTGCGTACACTTATTACCCGTCAACCTACAATGGCATGGGTAAAAACGTATAAAATCCGAAACAGCAAGGATGCGCCGAATGAAAATGCAGCGTATATTGCAGGTATTGACCTTTATGAAGTGTTTGTTCGCTTCTGTGAGGATAATGATGTTGAAGAGTCGCTTATCCCTTCGAATCGCAAATTTGCCAATGCTCTTCTTAAATTGAACTTCTTTAAGAAGCGTGCTGGAAGGGGTATCTATTACGAGTTGTATGGGGTAACGCTTGAGCGTTTGAAGCAGCCAGTGTTCATTACCGATTTCCGTGATGTTGACGGCGATGAAGTTGATGAGGAGGAATCATTTATTAAGGAAAACGATTAATTATGGGAAAAGATTGGACAGGTAATCGTGCTTCTGTTTTTAAGACGCTTGGTGCAAGCAATCATTCGCTTGGCGAGCGTGAAAAGGACGATTATTATGCAACTGAACCAAAGGCTACTGAATGGTTGTTAAGGTTAGAAACTTTTAATGGTCCTATTCTTGAGCCTTCCTGTGGTGAAGGTCATATCTCCGAAGCTCTTATTAGAGGAGGTTATCAGGTTGTTAGTCGTGATTTAATTAATCGTGGCTATGGTGAAGTTGCTGATTTCCTTTCTATTGATAATACCGAGTGGAATGGCGATATTATCACAAATCCGCCATATAAGTACGCACAGGAGTTTGTTGAAAAGGCTTTGCAGATTATACCAGATGGTCATAAGGTTGCGATGTTCTTGAAGGTTCAGTATTTAGAGGGTAAGCGTCGTCGTAAGATGTTTGACACTATGCCTCCAAAGCGTATATGGGTCAGCAGTTCACGTTTAAAATGTGCTATAAATGGCGATTTTGACAATATGACGAGTAGTGCCGCAGCTTACGCTTGGTTTGTCTGGGAAAAAGGTTTTCGTGGTGATACAATTATCAAATGGTTCAACTAAAAAAAGATATTATTATGCTAAACGACACAGATTTTAAGATTGAGCAGATGAAGATGCTTAAAACGATTGGCGATGCTGTACGTGAGTTTGCTTTATCTACTGGCGTTGATAACGTTTCAGTTAGCTCTCAATGCTGCAACGAGCCTATTATGACGAGTGATGGCAAAATGCACGAAGGCTTGAATATTAGCTTTACGTGTGATATATACAACTCTGATTGGGATAACGATGACTATGAATAGATTTATTGAGGTTCAAGACCGTACATACGGGAAGCAGATGATTAACCTTGACAATGTTGAGATATTGTCTGAGAAATCATACGAGGTTGTTATGACTGGTGGCAAGCGTTTCAAGATTATCAAGGATAGCTTTGATAAACTCCTTTCCGAGTTGAAGAAACCATATTCAGACGCTACAGCTGAGAAGATGTGTCAGTTACAGAACGACCTTACGATTTCAAAGGATGTTATCACGAACATTTATCTTCTCTTGATGGATTCAAGTATTTCCCCTTCTGTATTGGGGAAGGTAAATGATTCCGAGTTACAGAGTATGGCAGCAAAATGCTATACAGAGATTAAAAAACTTCAAAACAGATAATAAATGGCAAATTATTCAGACATGTTGCGTGGTTTTACGCAGTTTATGGACGAGATTGAACGTAAAATGTATCAAGCGAAAGAGGGCGTTTGCCTTCCCGATGAGATTGATTTATACAACTTCTTTGAAACGTGGGGAGGTCGTGCTTTTTGCGTTTTTATAAATTTTCAATTCACGCCAGTAGGACCGAGATATGATTATAACTGTCAATCGCTCCGCCAATATCTTTCGTTGTATGATTATTGTTCACAAATTAAATATCATATTGGGCTAAATCGCTATTATTCAATCAAATTCAAGGATAGAGGTACGTTCCTTGTGAGCGAGAAGCGGTATAATGAACTTAAAGCAAAGAAAGGGAAATAATTATGAGTGCCATAGTAAGAGTTTTTGCACGCCAAGACTTATTGCAAGATAAGTACAAACACACTGGCAGGACAACTCGCCTTTGCGATGCCTTTATACAAAAATTATTTCAGAATGTCGGAAAAGAGATTCAAATATATGACCATTATGTAACTTATTCGTCAGATAAAATGCTGACCGAAAAGATTATAAACCGCTTAAAATTAGAACATCCTAATGTTAAGTGGAAAGTTCGCAAGGACAATGGTTGTATTTTTATGAGTATAACATATTACAAGGAATAAGCTATGTATATAGTTCAAACAATAGATTTGTTCAATTTCCGTGATGTATTCATGTCAAGCCACCCACAGGTAGCCTTTGAGTATATGAAAGGACTTGAAAGGGTGCATGGCAAAAGGTATAGAATAATTAAACAGTAACATAAATGGTTAAGGAATTTGATGTTGAAATATACGGCAGAAAATTGTGGATAGCTACAAGCTGGGAAGATGTAAAAGACAAATTCACTTCTTATGGGGTTTATAAGTTTGAGAAATCAGAGGACGCATACGCTACAACTTATCCACAGATAATGCGCAAGGCGACTGGTAAGTATGGAGTATTGATTGTGTTTTACGACTGTGATAAGCTCAAAGGAAGTAAAATTGTTGAGCATATCGCCCACGAAAGCCTACACGCAACAAATGCAATATTTGATGAGCTTGGAGTTGAATACGGACTGACACACGATGAACACGCTGCATATATAGTTGGTTGGGTTGCTAAGTGTTGTTGGAAGGTATTGCAGAAAGAAATTTATAAAGATAATGTTTAACAATTAAAAAACAGATTAATTATGAAAAAGTACATTGGAACAAAAACTGTAAGTGCCATTCCCGCGTGGCGAGTAGGTGGTAAGATTTATCCCAAGGATGGTCAAGTACCACGTGTCATGAACCGTGAAGACGGATATAAGGTCGTCTATGAGGACGGTTATGAGAGTTGGTCTCCAAAGGAGGTATTTGAAAAGGCTTACAAGATTGCCGACACGTTCAAAGACCGCCTTATGATTGAGCAGCAGGAGTTGGCGGGACGGCTGGATAAACTATGCTCTTTCGTTGATAGCCCTAAGTTTGAGGAAATTGTAACTGATAAGGAGCAACGAGAACTACTTTTACGGCAGCGTAAAAGTATGGGTGAATACTTGTTTGTGCTTGGTAAGCGCATTACATTACTTTCTGAATAAAAGTTTAACAACAAAACAGAACAATTATGGCAGTAACAAAAGAAGAGTTGGCAGTATATCTGTCAGAGAAGAGCAGCGAAACGATAACACGCTCAAAGCAGTTCATTGACGATTTCATTGACGTGATGGCGAATGTGCTTTCGTGTGGCAAAGAAATCAATCTCCGTGACAGCTTTAGGCTAAAGGTTATTGAGCGCAAGCCGAAGAAGGCATACGATTTCACGAACAAGACAACGATTGACGTGCCTGCAAAAAAGGTATTGAAATTCGTTGCAGGTAAGGACTTTGAAGAAAGGGTATTGGGATGCAAGGAGTAAAGATTGTGCTTGAAGGCGGTGTTTTGCCGAAGAAAGCAACAAAAGGTGCTGCATGTTATGACCTATTTGTTCCAGAGGATTTCAAGTTGAAGCATGGGAGACAGGTATTGCCACTCGGCTTCCGTATGCAGCTGCCGAAGAACATGGCGGCAATCATCAAGTCAAGAAGCGGCTTCTCGTCAAAAGGTATCGAGGTGATGTATGAGCAGTTGTGCGAGTTATACACAAAGCGTCTTGATGCAGACGTATTGCTCGGCACAATAGATAGCGATTACACAGGTATCGTCGGTGTGATTATTGACGTTCACGACGAATTAGTATCACACACGTTCATCGCAAAGGGAACGCGTATTGCACAGATGCAGTTTGTTGAAGTACCTGAAACGGAGTTCAAGCAGGTTGATGCCCTTGGTGAAACAGAGCGTGGTGATGGTGGCTTTGGTCATACGGGTACAAAGGAGATTGTTAAACAGGGTGAGAAGCCAAAGAAGAAAGCTGGCAGGCCACGTAAAACAAAAGAGAAGTAATTATGGAAAAGATTTTCATTGGAATTGATCCTGGTGTGTCAGGAGCGATAACCGCTCTTAATGAGAACGGAAAGGTTGTTGCACTCACTAAGATGCCTCAAACAATGGGCGAGTTATTGTCTTTTTTACAACAATTCACAGATAACGATACGACTTGTTATTTGGAGAAGGTTCACGCACGTCCAGGCGATGGTGCAGCAAGTATGTTCAAGTTCGGTCAAGGCTTTGGTTGGCTTCAAATGGCATTGTTGGCAGCGAAGATTAAAACTATAGAGGTGCTTCCAAATACGTGGATGCGTGGTCTTGGTATAAAGTCAAAGAAAAAGGACGAAACAAAGACGTCATACAAGAATCGTCTAAAATTCATTGCTGAACAGCTATTCCCTGATCAGAAGGTTACTCTTTGGAATAGCGATGCGCTCTTGATTGCTCATAGCGTATTTGTTGCAGATAAAAAAGGTGAAGTCGTTGACAATTTGGAGGGATAACAAATGAAAGAAGAAAGAGTTAATCATCCCTCACACTACAATCACGGCAAGTTGGAGTGTATTGATATTATGGAGGATGTGTTCGGTGTTGACGAAACAAAAGCCTTCTGCAAACTCAACGCATTCAAATACCTTGTACGAGCCGAATTGAAAGGTTGTGAGGTTGAGAATATTGACAAAGCTTTGTGGTACCTAAACAAGCATCAAGAGCTTGTTAAGAAACACAATGTAGACCGAATTATCGATAATGTTTAATGCAAACTGAATATGGAAAATAAAGGTTTAGAGTTTGGTAAGATTTATCGTGCTGGTAATTTTATCATCAAGAAGTTTACACGCACGCTTACAAGGAAGCAGATGTGCAAGTTGTATGACGAGGCAAGTTATCCTACTGAACTTCGCAAGCATTTTATTCGTCACGGTTTGCCATTTATCAAGGTTTCCACTGTTAGTGGTTCATGGAGTGTTGAGTGGGTTTTTGGTATGTCGTTCTATGAAGCCATCAACGAAATGCCTGTTAACGAAAACGGAGAGTTTTTCGGGACCGGTCTTGACAATCTCACAATGATACTCACGTGCATGTTTGCCGACACATCTGTCGTTGGTGATATGGAGTATATGGCAAAGAAGCAGGAGCTTATGCACGAATACTTCAAACGAGCTGCAAAGAAGGGAGAACTAACAGAGGAAGAAGTAAAAGAGTGTGAAGAGGCTGCCGATGAAGTTCTACGAAATGAGCAGCACAAGGAAACACTATTAAAAATGGGAAAGGAGGTAGAAGATGGAGATGACAAATAAAATTGTTGAGCAGTTGCAGGATTTTGCAAAGTTGCAGGATGTGCTTATCTTAATCAAGCATAAGATGGAGGGACATGAGATTAATTTCCCATTACCGACATTCAACGACGATTGGATTGAGCAAATGGTTTCATCTATACTTGAAGGTGAAGAGAATTAAAATAAGATGGGGTGTCCATATTGGGCACCCCCCTTTGTTTTATGCTTATGTTACAAATGTCTGTCCTTTACGCATCAAAAACGTAAATTTGGTTTAGTTGTACCATATATCATTATTAATTAGATAAGGTCCTTGTCTAATTTCTCGAGCATATTCAATCATATTTCTAAAAGCAATAGAAAGAGCCTGCTTCCTTTCTTCTTCTATATCTACTTCATGCTTGTTGCGTTTGAACAAATCAAAAAACTTTTTCATAAATTTTCGGTCAAAATATAATTATTACATAATTAATATACCAGAGAAGGAGGAGCTGAAGGAGCAGAATTCACCCTTACCAATTACTGGGAAGGATTCTGCTCAGAACTTTATACCGAGAGTTCTCGTCGCCGTTCTTCGCTCACTTGTTAAGACAAATTCAACAAATGATATGAGGATTTCCGATATTGTCATCGTCTTGCGGTGCATCCTCATTCAAATCCTGCACCATCGCTTGCTCCCTTTGCGAGAAATAAGACTATCCCAAGGTGGCTGTGGTCGCTAAGGATAGAATTTAGGGAATATGCTAAAAACAATAAACCCCATTGATAACCAGAATATCAACGAGGTTTAAGCCTATATAAAAATCCTCTAAGGAGGAATAGAAAGCATTTCATTGCGTGATTTCTGGTTATCACATCAGCAAAGTTAGTATATTTTCCGTGTACTCACAATAGAAAAACGAGAAATGTTTATTTTTTATGTAGTTTTAACGTTTATAATTTATATACTTTGGACAAAAGTAGTATCTTTGTAGCATAAAAAAGTAGCACCCTCCTGTACTATAAAAGGTGATATTAAAGAAAACTCATAAAATCATAAAATATATGAGGTTGTTAAACAAAGTACAGGTTGTTTAATGACCTCATTCTTTTTGATGGCGTATGAAGTATATAAGAAGGTCATTGATAAGTGAATGTTTTGGCAACAAAGAGTTGCTGAAAGCACTTGCAATGGCATATCTTATAAAGCATCGCACAAAATCATCAAACATTCGCCATTATTCTATCAATCTTATTCGTACCATTACCGGTATTCATGCCGTCACAATCAAAAAACGCTTGCAAACACTAAACGAATATGGGCTTATTCTCATCGAGAAGGATAATCTCATCATACGTTCAACCGTCAGCAAGCACACAAAGCGAAACATGAATATCGGTCGGATGGACTTCACAAGCGTAAAGACTGTTGAAAGGTCATTGCAGGCGTTGCAGGTCGTTTTTCTGCAACAACGTAAGGATTTCTGCAAGCATACTATTCACAACGCTCACAACGGCTTTAATCCAAAGAAGATTAAAGCTGCGAGAAAAGCATGTAGGAAGTATGGTTTTGGAAATAAATACGTTGAGCGTGGATTATCGTATGCAACGATAGCAAAGAAACTCGGACTGTCTGTTGCAACAGCATTCAATATCGTAAAACAAGGAATACATAGAAAGTACTTTAAGAAGTTTACTCATTTCGTAGGAACTTTTCTTAAAGGAGTGTGTGGAATGGATATTGAAGGATATACATTCACAACAAAGAACTATGGATTTCAAGTTCAAGCAAACACTTACAATGTTGGATGTAAATGGAGATAGTATAGCATGGTACAATATAGATTATAAAAAGTGAAGACTAAAAAAAAACAAAATATAGGAGGTCGAAGATGAAAACAAACCAAGTCATGACACGTCCGATGGGACAGTTTACAGTTGAGCAAAGGACGAAAGATGGTTTCTTTGATGGTGCTAATTTGCTTCGCCAATGGAATGGTGTTGAGGGTAATCCACGTAGAAGAATGTCAGAGTTCCTTGAAAGTCCAAAGGTTAAAGAGTTTTTGAATGCCCTTGCTGAGGATGAAAGCCATAGGCGAAAAACCGACATTGCTGAAAGTCAGTTACTTACAAAGGTATCTGGTAAGTTGACGAAATATGGAAAAACACAAGATAAAGTATGGATGAATCCTATTTTATTCTTAAAGTTTGCTATGTGGATAAACCCTCGATTTGAAGTGCAAGTTATTCGTTTTGTTTATGATAATATGATTGCGTATCGAAACGAGGCTGGCGACGCATACAAAGACCTATGTGCTGCAATCTCCAAAATCGTTGGAAAATGTTTTCTCCGTGCGGCAATATCCAATATAGCAAAAGCTATTAACTGGGTTGTATTTAACAACCACGAGGCAATGATTAGAAACAAAGAAGGTGTTGAAGATAAAATGAAAGAGTTATTCAGCGCAGAAAAGACAGTTGCAATGCTTATCAACGATGGTTTTCTATCTTCTTATGAGGGAGTGGTAAAGTATCTTCGCAAGAAGTGGAGTGAAAAATGGGCACCAAAAGTACTCACGAGTAAACAAGCTATATGAGACGTACCTATTTTGAGAACGAGCAGTTCGAGCAGAATCGAGTTGATTGCAATGATGTTCGCTTGGCGGATATATATGTATATCATAAGTTAGCTTCTCTTACTATAAGGCAAAGAAAAGCAGATGGCTTTTTTGATGCAACGGATCTTTTGGAACAGCATAACCATTTCATTGAACAGGTAAACAATAGTAATATCCCACGCTTCAACGAAAAAAATAATTCCCACAATAAGATTGAAGATTTCTTTGAATGGGAAGGCTACAAAAAAAGAATAAAAGAGTGTTGTTATGTTTTCGGCGTGTGTGATGATAGCTACTTCGTTAAAACGGCAAAAAATGGAGACGATGTTAAAGTGTGGCTTCATGGTACTATGATTGACATTTATCTTAGGTGGATACGTATACTAACGGATGTACTTTTCATAGGCTGTGAGGATATTAGTCTTGCGATGAATACACTGTGTGAGCAAAGAAAGATATGTAACGAGGGTAGGGAAATATATTAAGTTCACTGTTATGAGACGTATATACTTTGAGAATTGGCTTTTAACGAAACTCGCCTTTCGACTGATTGATGAGGAACAAGGCGTAAGGACATACGCAAAATATGACGGCGAAGTTTGCGGCCACCCTATAAGCCTTATGGAGGTAGCCACGTCGATGCACTATATTCATATATCATATAAGATTGGTAAGAGGTTCTGGGTGTTCTGGAAAGCCACGTGGACAAAGGGGTGGCTTGCAAAGGCCGAGGACGTTGATAGCATTTTCAAAAAGTTCTTTGAGGAAAATAAAAAAGAGATTAACAAATATATAAAAAAGTCGGGATTATGAAAAATGAAACAAAGTTAAAGAAGGTGATAGCGTTCTTAGAAGAAAACAACATCAAATATAGGCAGCACAAGAATGTATGGTTTGGTCATAGTGACCTGTTCCTTCCTGACACAAGAGTTGCAATTAAGATTGACGGAGAAGATCGTGTTCGCTTCTATGATACGCACAAGAAAAGTTGTTTCCCTGTATTCATACGTGAAGAGGATACTCCTAAATTTGTGATAGAGAAGGTTCAGAACACCATCATTAAATCTATGACAAAGCAGCAGCAGTACTTAATGTATAAAGAGCGAAAGGAAGAGAACAGACGCCTCAATGCCGAGCAGATGAAGATATGTGCTGCACGCAAGGCTGCAAGGGCGGCAAGATTGGCGAAGAAGGAGGCAGCTAAAGCAGCAGGGCTGATGAAGAGAGAGGTAGGTAGGAAAAGAAAAAGATTTATAGTGAAAGAAAGATAACACATGGCGACAAGTGAAAAAGAACGGAGCGTACTTTTTGCAAGCAGAAGAGTACAGGCTCAACTAAATGCGACAACACACGTAACAGACATTCTCTGGAAGACAGCAGAGAATATTGTCAAGGCCGCAAGGAAATACAGACCATATTATCAGAGCAAGACAATATCTGATGTTGAGCGATATGAAAAAGAGGCTGTACAAATCGCTATCAAAGCAGAAAAGGCTATTGAAAAGTACGTAGAGGCTTACTCTATGGCAAGTGGTAAGATATTGGGGCTTGATGCAAAAGACCTTGTGAATAACTACTTGAAAAAGGAAGTGTTTGGTAAAACATACATGCAGCGCAATAGCGAGTATCTAAGGGACTTCGCAGAGGATATTGTGAAATTGGTCAAGGCTGGTGTTTCTATGCGGTATGACGAAAACAAAATCATTGGTGCTGTCAGAAAATCCTACAAAGACCCATATAATAACTCTGTCATGACAAAAGCTTCACGTGAGGGTAAGTATGCTATGACTATCCCACACAGAGGACAAGGTATTTATGCTGCCTCCTATGAGAATATCATAAGAAATGTTCAAAACACGATAAACTTATCATGGGGGCAGGTAGAAATCGAGTATGGTAGGTCAGTAAATGCGGTTGGGTATAGGACGTATAGAAATTCGTCATATCCTTGTGACATCTGTGATGAGATTGCAAGTCGTCCACATCGTATGAGTGAAGGAATGCTAATCCCAGCGCATCATCGGTGTTTATGTGGGGTTGAGTTTTTGTTCAACGAGAAAGCTCTTTCAAATGACGATACATAGAATATGTAGTGCTATTTGTATAGTTTTATTTGTTGGTAAAAATGTAACTGAAACAAAGAATGGAACAAAAACGTAACAATGATTGTGTGATATAACTGTCAGTATATGTGTATTTTACGGAGGTGTATTTCGTTGCTTTGAAACAAAAACGAAACAAAGAATGAAACAAAGAATACCACATTTTTTGTAAATATATCTACTCATAAAAGTAAAAATACCCAGTAAAGAATTATATCTTACTGGGCATTTTTCTTATTTATTTTTTATGGATGTTTTTACCATTCTGGTGTAACAAGCAATCCTTACACGATGTAGGATAATTTACAGGTATGAAATAATGGATAGTTGTATCCTCCTCCTTTATCTCATCCTGTTTGATACGCGCATAATCGGCAATCTTTGCTGTAATATCAATCCATTCCTTTGACGAAGCCTTTGTGAGTGCTCTTGCTTTCAGAAGGTCGGATAAAATCTTTTCCTTCGATGTTGCCTTTGCAAGGTCATCAGCAGACATATCGTCTCCTTCACCTCCTCCGTTTACTTTCTTTATATCGGCAATGAACTTCTGCACTCCATCAAGTCCTTCGAGCTTCTGTTGTTCCGCTTTAAGTCGGCTTTTATCCCATGTTTGGCCAGTATTCTGAAAAGCCATATTCCAAGCATCATTGATACCAATTCCTGCGGCTCTCATTGCGGCATAGCAAAGGTATTCGGCTTTTGCTAAGCCGTAATCCTTTGCCTTACGCTGTAATGTTTGTGTGAAGAGTATATCGCTCATAATGTACTACTTTGTTTTTAGATAATCCCAATTGTTTTCACCTAAGAAATTCCGATTTTTGTCCCACGTTTTTCCAGATTTATTGGGTCTGCCTTTTTTACCGCCCTTTGGCTGATTGAGGTCGCCACCACCCTTACCATGATTAATTCGTGCAGCGGCTTCTTCCTGCTCAATATTATTCTCTGTTTGGTTATCCTGTACCTCGAGTTGGGTGAGCAAATCCATCTGTTGCTTCTCTTTTTCTTCCGAAATGATGCGTGCATACTCATCATTCTTAGGAAAGTCTGGACAACGCTCGGAGGCAGTCTGTCGTGAGATAAATTTATTTTGAACCGCCGTTGCTAAATTTGTAATGATTTCTGTCGAGTTACTATGTATGTACGGCGAAATCCATGCGTTAACGGGAAGTTCTGAATATGTCGCAGTTTGATTTTCCTCAAAGCCGATACCAAACTTAACCATCTTTGTAAGCATATCAACGAACGGCTGCAATAGTTGTGCATCATTCATTGCAATCTCCAATGCAGGGGAGTAGAGTAATTTGAGCGCAACTCCTGGCAAATCTCCAGACTTTAACTCTGGCGGTTTCACAGTGAATGACAACTCATAGATAAGGTCATACGACTTATCAAGTTGTGTCGCGAAAGCGTTTGAAGCGTCCGTGCCATTAAGGAATCCTGCTTCTGCGTCCTTATCGTTCATTGTAACGACTTTTGCAGCACCGTTGCTATCTCCAATAACGCTAATATCATCACCTGATCCCTTCATGTACATGATAGGGAACGCATATGCCTTGTTGTTTTCACACAGATGAGAGAACGCTTCTTCGTAGTCCTCAATATTCTTCTGTACGGCATGCCAACATGGTCCATCCTCATTGCGTACATAAGCAACAGGAAGAAATGGAAATCCATGTGGCTTTTTGGTAATGAGTTCAAATCCGTTAAGGTTGAATATCTTTTTGAGGAATGCAGAAACACCCCTTTCATTCACACCGCGCTTGTAACGATAGATGTTTACGTCATCCCACACCTCAACGTATTCTGTCTTTTCTATGCCGTCATCGTCATAGTCGTAGTATTTACGTGCAAATAGTTCAAGTTCGCCTGTAATAGAGTCGAAATGAGGATAGAGTGTGTCGCCATTCAGATAAGATAATGACTTTGCACCAAACTTGCCGTTATTAAAATATCCTACCACAGCAGCATCGCCTGTAATCATTAGTGAGCGGATAGCTTCAAAGTTTCTTATCTCCATGTTGGAAAGCAACCAACATTTCTTGAATTTGATAAGATTCTTTTGATATTCTTCTTCTTTAGATTTATCCAATGCACCGTCAGCGATTTCAAACTGAACATCGTTTCCTGTGAGGTGAAGGATATGCTTTGTTGCTATCACCTGTTGAAATGCAAAAGATGTTCGCGTGATAGGTTGTTTGTACCACTTATTCGTGTCTGGGTCTTTTTTGTAAATGTCTGGGTATTTCGTTTCGTCAAAGATAGCATGAGCAGACGGGTAATACTCACGTAGAAAGTCCGCTTGTGTCATAACGGTTCTATACAAGTGGTCCTCTGGCATGGCAATATCATTTGCGTCATCCCTTCTTTCCTGTATACCATGCTGCATATACCCCTTTGGTGTAACTCGCCACCATGGTTTCTTTGTCAGCACCTCCCTGTAATTCACTGTTAAATCATCCATAATCCTTTTACCTTTTTATGTTTCTTTTTTGTTAGTCTGAATATTTCGATATAGAACCAACTCTCCCAGAAGTCTGGAGAATGCCCCACGTATCTTTTTGCAAGTTTTTTAGGAAGCAGCTTAAATCCCTTGTCAGAGCCAGTCTCGTCACGCCTAAGCGACTTTCTCTCCTTCATTAGTATTTGCCTAAGTGGGACATTTTTGAAGCCATTACCGCTAAACTTTCTATCAAGCAAAGCAGGTTCAATAGATATTCCTCTTTCCTTTATTTCTGTGTAGAACATAAAGGCGCACTGCGATTTTAAGTCTTTGTATAAATATCTAATACCTTCTTCCTCTTTCCTATCAAGAGCAATCGGTGCAGCTTGGTTGTTAAATGGTACAGCGTTAGGGAAAAACCCCTTGAAGTATTGCCCAATACCTTGCATATCATAGGTAAAATTGCATTCCTCTACTCCCCACTCGCGCAATTTTGACTGTACGACCGACACTATTGTTTTTGAATCAAGACGCATAACAATCAAATCTTTCGTGTGCCTCCCAATCCAGTGCCACATGACAAAGTTATCACCGCCAGTAAATGCAATGTCGGCTGAAGCACGATGTACTTCGTCACCAAGTTGTATAGTGTTATTGAAAATACCCTCCAAATCCTCAATCTTCACCATATCATCTCCAGCAGCCTTCCAATTCCAGTTAGCTTCAAGGTCACGCATACGCTGCTCCTCGTCCTGTTGTGCAAGGTTAGCAATATACGAAGCGTCTGTACTAATAAGCTTTATGTTCTCAGAAACATCTGCCCGAATAAATGTTACAGACTTTATAAACATATCGAGCTTTGTGTAACCGAGTTCTTCATAACTATCCTTCCAAAGAGAATCAATAAGTTCTGAGCATTGCTCATATACTTCTTCTCTTGTGTTTCCCCAAAAAATAGAATCAGGCGTATCTCCGTCCATAAAGCAATATCGTATCTGGCAATCCCTTTCTGGAATAATGTAACCTTCTTCGTCAACCCACCAGTCAATAAACTTTCTTACCCAACTTTCTGGGTCAGGATTACACGTTATCCAAAACCTATTCCTGATGTGAGAAGCATTACGGTTATTTGTTAAGAGATACTTGAATTTCTTATACTCAATCTGTGTTCCCTCGTCAATAGCAATGTAAGCGTATTGTCGCCCCTGAAATCTATTCTTGAAATCTTGATAAGCACCTGCGTAGTATGAGAACTTCAACCAACCTCCGTTTTGGAAATTCCAAGTCATATCATTCTGTGACTTGTTGTATATGCCAAATTGAGAATATACTTTATAGGAATCTGAGATTAGGGAGTCAAGGTCATTTTTTTCTTTACGAAGTATAAGTCCATGGAAATCCGAATTACGAATATCTTTGAGGGTTTCCATGAGCGCAGAGAACGATTTGCTGCCACCGCGACTGCCGCCTATTATCTTAATATCAGCGTCTACTGACAGTATTCGTTCTTGCGCTCCCTTTTGTGCAATAATCTTCAATTTATCTGGAGACTTACGGTCAGCATCACGCAAGAACTGTATGTATTCCTGTGTATAAACCTTATCACCATTATGTAACGTTAACCCTGAAAGCTTTTCCATTCAATCGAAAATAGAATAAATATACAATATTATTTGCAAAAATATACATTTTTATTTGGAATATTCATTTTTTATACATATTTTTGCTCTCAGATTGCATATATATTCAAATATTTCGCAGAATGGCGCAGTGGTAGCGCAGTTGTTTCATAATCAACAGGTCGAAGGTTCGATTCCTTCTTCTGCAACGATTAATCAACAGGATAACACTAATGAATAGAGAAGAACTCAGAGAATTAGTAACAAAAAGTTTGGGAAGCACCCAGTTGAAACTTAGCGAGCGTACCATCAACGAAGAACTTGATGACGTTCTTAGCGATTTTGGAAACGACGAGGAAGCAAATGCCAAGTTAGTTGAAAGAGTTGCAAACCGATTGAAGCGAATGGACGGCAATCTCCATGCTGATGTCTCGAAAGAGGTGAAAGAGTATAAGGAGAACGCTGAAAAGAAGCTGAAAGAGGGAGATGAAGGCGGTTCTAAGAAAAACGAAGGTAATGATGGTAGCGAAAGCGAAATCATGAAGGAGTTGAAAAACCTTAGGGCTGAACTTGATGAAGAACGTAACGCACGCAAGAAAGAGCAGGCCGAGAGAGCGAAGCACGCTACAATGGATTCTGTCAGAAAAGGTCTTAGGGAGAAGTTTGAAAACGCAGGTTTGAAATTCAACGACTTCTTTGCCAAGTCCGCCCTTTCAAAGCTCGAAATTCCGAATGAGAATGTCGATTTAAAATCCCTTGTTGAGCAAGCGGAGAGGTTGTACAATGCAGACATCAAGGAAGCTGGCGTTGAAATCGGTAAGCCACATGCAGGTGGCAATGGTGGTGGCAAGGAGGAAAAAGAAGACTGGAGCGATGTTGGTAACATCGTTGGACGACACAACCCAAAGACCGAATAATAAGTATTCAGTTTAACAATTAACATTAATCAAAGATGACAGAACTTGATTTTTATCAGCAAAGGATTCTCAATGCAGGAGTTTTCCAAGGTACTGTACTGATTCAGGCTCATGGCGAGATTGGCGGCAGTCGCAACGTATTCGTTAAGTTGCAGTCAAGCGCAAAGAACGGGTTGGTTTACCCAACAGTCGGTGGAGTTCTCGTAAATCCTTTCAAGGGCAATGCTAAGATTTATGCAGGTGACCTTTTAGAGTACAATCCGGGTATCGAAGGTGATACAGGTGCTACTATTAAGATTATGAAGACCTATGAGGTAGCTAAGGCTGCTTCGACAACCGAGGTTCTCATTAAGCGTGACGGATTCCGTCATATCCCATTCGTGGGTGATATTCTCATGGTTGCGCCAAACACTCTTACGGGTACAGGTACAGGTGTTACTGTTACCGCAGTTGAAGCAACGAAAGATAACACCGCAGGTAATGTTTGGAAGTTGACGGTTAGTGCTGCCGTTACCGCAGCCATTGGTGCAGTTCTCGTGGAAGCAGACAAGGCTGGCGCAGGTGCTAAGGCTATTGTTTCTAACCCTAACTGCTATGCACCATCTGACTTCGATTTCGTGTACAACCCAGCTGCAACAAACAACGACTTCGAGGGTGCACGCTATCTGTTCACCCCATGTCTTGCTAACGAGAGTACTGTGCTTTACAAAGCAAAGATGTCCCCAATGCCAGCAAGTGTTCTCGCACTGAACACAAGTAAGGTCGCAGGTTGGTTCTCACTCTAATGTTTCACACTTAAAAGGTATAACGAAATGGCAAAATACAATTTTGAAGATTCAAGATACGCTAAGTTCTTTGCAAGTCCAGAGAACAACCGTTTCTTGCAGTCATTCCTTGATAATAGTGCTTTATTCTACACTAACTATGGTTGGTACAAGACACAAGGTCGTAAAGCAGCAACAGAGACACCATCTCAAGCAGACGGCACGGCAGTATTCTCTGCTAAGGTTCGTAAGTTGCAGGCACCTCATTTGATGGATCTTCGAGCACCGCTTGGGGATAGTAACCGGACGGACAGCTCAACCGAGAAGTTCTACACGGGGTCAATTCCTGACTTTATCGCAGAGGGTATCGTTGAGACCGCAGCGGAGCGCAATTACAAGGTTCAAATGTTTGAACAGTTCGGTAATGACGCAGACATCGTTGCTACTTATGTCGGCAAGTTACAGGATAAGTTCAATGCAGTTGATGCGACCATGAATTTCATGACTGCTCAACTCATGAGTACTACAAAGATTGACTACACGGGTATTGGTCGTGGTATTCAGCTTCCTCTTCACGAGGCGAAAGTCCCTACAGAAAACTTCTTGAAGGCAGGTACAAAGGCATGGTCAGATCCAACTTGCGAACTTCTTACACAGATGCGAGTGTTGGAGGACAAGGTGCGTCATCAAATGGGTGACTACGCAGGTCCAATGGTATGGCAGATGACTCGTAACGACTTCTATAACATCTTCCTAAAGAACAAGGAGGTTCGTGAGTTCGTTTCCAATTATCGCAAGTTAAACTTCCTTGCTTCAACACAGGAAATTCCTGTTGTCGCATCGGAGTGGAATAAGGCGGTTGTTGACTTAGAGGGTGTATCTCCTATTGAACTTGTCGTTGAGCAAGAAAGTAATAAGACACACTCTAAAGAAGAGGTTGTTAAGGGCTGGAAGGATGGAACAGCCGTTCTCCGTCCAGCAGGCGATGCAGTCGAGTTTGCGCACAAAGCAATTCTTGATGAGCAGATGATAAAGCTGTTTGGTGCTGACGCTATCACAACTGTATTTGCTCGTGGTAATGACGGTCTTTCCCTCGTTGTTAACTCAACGATGGATAATGGTCGCTTCAAGGAGTGGCACACTGACGTTATGCTGTCAGCTTGTCCTGTTCTTATTGAGTTCCCTAACCACTACATTATCGACATTAAGACAGCAGACTAATGTCGTAACAGTTAAATTGTAATTGTATGGATTCAGTATCAGAAGTAGAAAAGACCTACACTATTGAGGATTATATCCTTGCAAAGGTTAAGTTTGAAGTGCCTGTCGATGCACTATATCCAATTTTCATTGACAGAGGATTTGAGAAATCAACTCCTATCATTGATTGTGATATGGATAAAGTTCGACTTGCATACGCTGACCTTTTGAAATGGATGGTTCTTGGTCCAAGTAAGGTTAATAACACTTCTGATACTGATAATGGATGGACTCACTCGTCTGGTGGTTATCAACTCACTCAAGATGACATTAAGGAACTGAAAAGCGAGGCTAATGCCATTTATAAGAAGTTGGAGCCAGAGTCTGTTTTTGGGAAGAAGTCAACATTCAGGATTAATAGTGGTGGTGTTATGCGAGCAAACATAGATGTTTCTGGCAATCCGCTTCCACATATAATTCGTTTCTGATTATGAGAAAAGAAGTGGTAAATAATCCTCGTTATCCTCACGTCATTAAGATTGTGCGTCTGACAGACGTTCAAGTATCTGTTGTGAACGAAAGCGAGCTTGATAGCGAAGACCCATTCGCAACGAACACCACTTCTACTCCTCATACAAAGACAGAAAAGAAGGAAGTTGTGCTTTACGACGGCAAGGGTCGCTCATTCACAGACACTACCACCAATGGCATGGGTAAGGTTGATATAAATAAGAGGAAGGCTTCGATTCCTGTCAGATATGACAAATGGGAAGCTGGCAAACTGCCTCTTGATGGAGATACAATCTATACTACCGTTGGGAACAATACAGAAGAAGGTCGTGTTCGCGATTGTGAGCCTGATAATGATAGGACCATTGTTTATTGGGAATTAGTAAGAGTATAGGTGTATGTATCAAGAAAGTTTAAAAAAACAGTTTGAGGAGAGAATCTACAAAAAGGTGCGACAAGCAGCATATTCTGCCACGTTAGCCACATTAGAGAAATCTGCCCATGGCATATTAGACCGATTTGAGCTTATCTGGAACAAAAAAGTTTTCAATAGGACTGGAAACGCGTGGACCTCTTTTACTATCGGCATTTTTTATCAAGGAAAACTTGTTCGTCTTGTTGCAAATGCAGACGATGAGGAGCAACCGACAATGCGTTCTTTAAGACGTGGTCAGGTTTATCCATTGGACGAATATTATGGGGGTGTGGAGGTTGACTCGGAAAACAGATTTATCGGAGAGTACGGGCAAGGTGGGCAATGGGGGCCTACGCTTGGCAAGTGGACTATAAAACGTGCAAGAGTACCTAAAAGACACACATGGGAGATGGTGTTTATAATACCGGTAAGTTATGCTGGAGCTGTAAGAGGTATTATCGGAGCTTTGCTTAGTCTCAAAATCGAATTACCAGCTCTCGTAGAGTATTCTGTTGTCACCGTCAACCGCGCACCGGCACAAACGGATATATTTAAGGACGTTCCATTTTAAGCAATAGGAATTTATGGTGAGTTTGAAGGCATTATACTACGGCATAGCGAGGGTTGTTAATGGCATTTGCGATAAAGGTTATTATCAAGACCGCCCTGCTTCTGTTATGGATAGACCCAACAGCTATATCGTTATAAGCCTGCCATCGGCAGTTTACAACAATGAGTTAAGCGAGGCTGGCGAATATAACGATTTTTCCACTTCTGTTCTATTAGAAGTGTATGTTAGAGACCTTGTATCGGCAAATAACCCTAACAGTATGGATATAAAGACCATGGACGAAAAGGTTGATGCCATACTGAAGCTGTTTCCTATTAATACAAAAGATTTTAAGATAACCAAGCCGCAGATAACCTTTCAGACGAGTGATAAGTCAGGATTTCATGTAACATTCATACAAGGGCAATTAAGAACAAAGTAAATTATTTTTTCACACTTTAAAGTATAACATTATGGCAATGAAAAAGAAAACCGAGTTGAAGGATATTTTCTCTGGACCTTCTTCTCTCATGTATCAAAAGGCAGCGGTAGACCTTAGCAGCGCAACCGCTATTGCTCTTGCTCCCGAGCTTGACATCCCAGTGAAGGTAGATTCACTGAAGATTGAGCAAGGTGACCCATCGTTGACCCATTACAAGGTAATTGGAATGAATGGCGATTGGCAGTCAACCGCAGAGATTGGCGACTTCGAGATTTCATTCACCGTACCAACAAAGCACGCAGATGTTTTGAAATGGGCACACGGAGAGGATGCTGTTAAGGACAACGTTCAGGCTACTATTGGCAGCGCGAACTACAAAGGTCAGGCTCTTACTCCTACCAAGCACAAGATTACTGGTACGTTCGTCATCGAGGACGATACGCAAGAGAATATCATGATTCTCTCTGGTGTTGCCCTCTGGGCTAAGCCTTTGATGGACGATGGTAAGGTTTATGCTATCGGTCTTACAGGTACACTGGAGATTGGTGATAAGCCTTCTATCGCATGGTTGAAGAAGGCGTAGGCTGAATCTCAATAGGTATTATTTTTAGGATAACAACAACGCAAGGGCGGCTGGCTTTCCAAAAAGAGCCGTCGCCCTTTATTAATTAAAAGAACATGGCAACAAAGAAGATAGAACAGCCAAGCGTCGAACTTCAAGAGGTCCTTGATGATATTCTAAACGAAACTCCGACAGAATATACTTTCAGAGGTAAAAAGAGGATGCTTGGTTGGCTTCATAAGGGTACAACGAGGAAGTTTACTCATATTGAATTAAAAGAGAAAAACGAGTGGAAGAAACGCATCAAGCAGTGTGCGGTTGTACAACTCAACAACGTATGGAAGATACGCTTTTTCTATTGGCTCTTGTGGAGATACTACTATTACATCATTGACCTTGATGTATGGGAGGTGTTGAGTGTACTCAATGTTGCTAAAAAAAAAATACAATCAGCAGCATTTCAACTCACTACCATATTAGCGACCGCAATGACGGATGCGATGATGACGATGACGAAAGCGGAAGCAGAGCATATCCAAGCCGAACAAGCTGGGGAGGAGCGTTTAGCTTAGCTGAGAAATTTAGTTTTCTCTTTGAGCGACGTTTCGGAATCCGTGCATACGATTATTGGTGGGGTTATACGTCAGCGCAGATTGACCTTATGGCAATAGATCAACCAACTATTGTCTATCCGAAGAAAAATGATAGTAAGCACGCAAGTAAAGCCGAGATAGACGAGCTAACAGAGGCATGGGAGAAGAAACACAAGGCTTCACGTGTTGGTCAGGAAATTTCTCTCAATGATTATTTCAATAACGATATAAAACAGGATAATAAAGGATAACAGGATATGGCAGGTGGAGATTTAGGGGATTTGAAATTTTCCCTCGGCATACAGGATAATGTGTCGAAAGAGCTAAACAACATAATGACGAAATTTGTGAATATGGATATATCTGTTAACAAGGCAACAGATTCCATTCGCAAACTCTCGGCAAAACTTCGCGAAGCTAATGTGAATGGGGAAGGTCCTACAAAGGAAATGCTCAAGATGGCGAATGCTGTTGATGGTGCCGCCACGAGAATAGTGCGCCTCAGAAGCGAAATTAGAAAGACGGCAGATGCTATCAATCAGATAAAATCAATCCCTAACTTTATGAAAGATGCAAATCTAATGTCGTCTTTAAATAAATTACAGGGGTATCTGCGAGCTCTCAACAGCATTGATGGTAGTAAACTTATTGACGGGAATCGCATTCAAGCTATTTTTTCAAATGGCGCAAGATCTATTCAAGAAGCAAATACCTCCTTAAAGGCGTACAAGGAAACTGCTATCCAGTCAGAAAGAGCCGTCGAGGCTAATGCGCGTGCAGCAAGAGATTTAGCTTCTGCCTTCCGTCAAGCGTATGATGCTGCAAGTAAGACTTCTGGCGTCATGAACGACATGAAAAGTTTGTTACTGCAAGGCGGAATAGTATATGGTGCAAAACAGTTTGCAGACTCCGTAATTCAAACTGGTGGCGACATTGTTCAGCAGCACATAGCATTACGTTCTATTATTGGTGATATTGCAAAAGCTGACACTCTGTTCTCTCAAACGCAAGAACTGGCATTGCAATCTCCTTTTAAGTTTCAAGAACTTAACAGAGATGTTAAACAATTAGCCGCTTTTGGTGTAGAAACAAATAAGCTGTATGACACAACAAAGCGTCTTGCAGATATTGCGTCAGGTCTTGGCGTGTCATTTGAGCGACTTGGTCTTGCATACGGACAGGTTAAATCTCGAAGCTGGCTTGACGGAAAGGAATTGCGTCAATTTGCTTATGCCGGCTTACCAATGTTGCAAAAAATAGCCGACCTTTATAACGAAAATAAGAAAAACGGAAAATCTGATTATACAACGGCTGATGTACGTAAGATGATTTCCAAGCGTGAGGTCTCTTTTGACGATGTTGATTCCGTTATCAAGAAAATGACAGATAAAGGCGGACAGTTTTACAATATGCAGTTCGTCTTATCTGAAACATTGTTAGGACAATGGAACAAATTGATAGATGCGTGGGAAATCATGCTTGGTAAATTTGCTGAAGGTGAGAGTATTATTGGTGGCATATTCAAAACTGCAATAAAAGGCGCAACAACCTTTATTCTTCAACTTGATAAAATAAGCCCATTGCTTTTATCTTTCGGGGCAGTTCTTGCCGGTAAGCAGCTTGTCAATTGGGGACTAAATGCTCTTAGCTTAAACTCTGGTCGCATAGCCTTGCAAATGTCATCAGTGCAAGCAGCTCAACTGAAAATGTATGCTAACAGTCAAATGCAGGCTGTTATGGAGGGTAAAATCACGACTGAGGTTGCCCAACAAAATATTCTACGTCAACAACAACTATTAGGTTCAAAGGCTATAAAAGAGATGGCTTATGCACAGTTGTTTGCAGAAGGGAAGATTAATGCCGCCCAAATAGCAGGATTGATGCGTAGAGGAGAGGTTAGTAGCTCACTTATCGTTCAACTTCGACAGATGCAGCTCATTTCGGCAGAGCAGGAGAAACTCATTCTTTTAGCAGCACAAGAGGGCAATACAAGAAAAAGTAATCTCGCTATGATGCGTTTGTCAACATCTGGAATAGGAAGTGGACTTGGAGGTCTCATGTCTACTGGAAATATTGCAATGATGGGAGCTGCTGTCGGTTTGGCTCTATGGATGGGGTATAGCCAATGGAATAGACGAATAGAACAACAGATGGAGGCTACTGTTCAGCACGCAAGGCAGCAGATAGAAATATATTCTAAAGGTATAGAAGCTGCAAGTAGCAGTGGCGTAACAGAAGAGTCTGTGCGAAATATGCAAGACATTGTCGAGAATAGCGATTTATATTCTAAGTCAATGAAAGAGCAAGTTGACCACGCGAAGACGTTGCAAGAGAAGTATGATGTTCTACTTGATGTCATAAAGCAGATGGGTGAGCAGTCAAAGGCAATGATTCGATATTCGCAAGAGTCTTCCGAAATGATTAAAGCCACGTCTGTTTCTGCTACCTCGCAGGGCTTTAACCCAATGCTGGGACTTGGTCTTGGTTTCGCTACTGACTACGCTTGGGACTTCTTATTTAATGATGATATTGAAAAAAACATCACAGATTACGAACGGTCTCAGGGTTTGTTCCAAAACATAGGTGGAGAACTTGAAGCGTACAAGCGTCAGATTATTGGGGCTATGAACGAGATAAAGGAAAGCTACGCTGATGTTTACACGGAAATTCAAGGGAAACCATTTGAGGAACAGTTACGTATTCTTTCTGAATCTGATGCGTGGGGAGAGATTAATAGGAGAATATCACAGAGCGATACGTCTTTTAGTGGTCTTGCAGATACATATCAATCACGCTCTAAGGAAGTAACAGACGATTGGAATGAGATTGTCAACGATGATATTCCAAGAATGTTCGCTAAGGCTGCCTACGAGCGCGGAATGGATTTAGAGGATTATAAAAAATACTGTAAACGTAATCCAGAGTACACTCAAGACATGATACGCTCAATTGTTCATCAGTTGAAAAATGGTTCTGCTGAAACAAAGGGTAAGCTGTCAGAGGCACTTATAGCGTTTTTTGGGCTTGCGAAAGAATATGCTGATAGAGTTCGAGTTGCTGTTGCGTCAGACGTAGAAATAGAAAAACCATTAACACCATACGATAAGCAGACAGATATTGGTAAACGCTTGATGCGTAACATCGTAGATAAGTATGGAAACGGTGTTATTACTACCGCAGAACTTAATACAATAGCTAAGGATGAGGATGATTGGGCAAAAGTAGCTTCTAACATAAAAAAACAATATAGCTCTAATAGGGAGTCGTATCTCGCAGCTGTCGCAGGACACGCATCCAGTTCAGAACTTGCTCCTTTGTATAAAGAACAAGAAAAGTGGCGTAAGGTTGCGTTAGCAAATGGTATCACCCCTGAATCTAAATCAGACAAGAAAGCTGAGGCGGAAAAGCGAAAAGCTGAAGCTGCAAAAAGAAAAGCAGAGCGTGCTGCCGAAAAAGCAAGGAGAGCTGAGGAACGTCGTCAGCGTGAAATACTCCGTAGCTGGCAAAGCCGCAAGAAATTGCTTGAGGAATATTACGAAACGTGGAATAAATGGCGTAATATTGAGGGAAAGGAGGATGCAAAGGCACGTCTTCGTAACGACAAGCGTTTCGGTAGTATAAGCAAAACTTACACTGACCCAGAAAATTTAGCAGGAAATTTATCGAAACTTGTAGAAGGATATAAGAAACTTGCAAAAACTGAGGATCAGCGTAATTTTCTTGCAGAAACACGTACAGAAGCAGCCAAGAAAGAGGCAGACCTTGAATTTATCAATGCAGAAAGGTTAGTTAAATCTCTTAATGAGCAACTTAACTTATTATCAAAGCAATATGATATTTACCAGAAGCTTTCAAAGTTTACAACGAGTGCTGCCGCTGCCGAATACGCCTTTGGTTCCTATAATGTAAGTCGTGCAGGAAAGGGAAGCTATTATGGTTATCTACGTGATACGCTAAATAGCTTGCAAGGCAAGAAGGTTACTCCAAAAGCATTTGTCGATAACAGTATGCCAGATAGTGATAAAGACAAAATGGAGCTTGGTAATGTTCTTGTTACAGCAAGTACAAAGCGAGTTGATTTCGGTCCTGATGGTCTGGAGGGTGTGCTTGCGATGACAGATGCGGATATTGAGGAGAAGTTCGGAAAAGAAAGCCGATTAGTAAAAACTCTTATTGATTATAAGAAAGAGCGGGCAACTCTTGATTCTGAAATTGCAGAAGACTTGTCGAAAGGTTATGAGTTCGAGGATAACTACGCTGCCCAGATTGAGTTTAACAATAGAAGACTTGACGAGCAAATTGAACGTCTGCGAGAGAGGAACAAACTTTCTGGCGACCACCCACAGCATATTAGTAACGATACTCTTGCTGAAGCGGAATTAAATCTCCGCAAGAAGACAACTCGTGAAAACAACGACCTTTCTTTTAAGCAAATGCAGAGAGAAACTGGTTGGAGCGTTGCCCTTGGAAATCTTGGAGCGATGTCAAGTGGGGTTGTTGACCGTATTAAGAGGGAGATTGAAACAAGACTTGATGCAGGTAATCTGTCAGATGACGAGAGAAGTAAACTCAACGAAGCTCTTACAAAGTTAAATGAACAATTTGAGAAGAGTGATCCATTCTCTTCTATAGTCAAGGGCTATGATATTGTTAAGGCTATTGATTCTATTCGCAATGGAAGTAAGGATAAAAATGGTCAGTACACTATTGACGCTCAAAAGGCACGTTCGGTTGGATTAAAGGTTAGCAAAGACAATAAGTATTCAGATGCAGACCTTGATGAGGCGCAGGCTAATGTATTTAGAGGCTTCGATACGTCAATTAAGGCTATTTCTGATGGATTCCAGTCATTACAAACGGTATTGCAACCTGTCGTTGAATTGTTCGAGTCCCTCGGTAATAAAGGAATTGGAGAAGGTGCGGAAATAGCAGGTAAAGCATTTAACAGTGCTTCAAATGTTGCTGGAGGTCTTAACAACATAAGACAGTTAGCAGGCCCTGATTCTCCTATTGGTAAAGCTATCGGGGCTGCTGGTCCTTATGCCGCAGTAGCCGCTGGTGCTATAAGCATCTTTACATCCTTATGGGGTAAAAAGACATCATCGCAGAAAGCCTACGAAAGACAAGCGGAATATTTGAAGAATATTCAGAACTCTGTTAAGGAGATAAATGGTAATCTTCGTGAAAAGGTATCTTCTTCGTTTGGCTCACAAGCGCAGTCGATCGGTTCTCAGGTGAGAAAAAATCTTGATATGGAAGCTGATGAGGTCCGAAACACTTATTTGTCTTGGAGTAACGCTAAAAAAAGACATGGAGGAAATAGAAATCGTGTTAAGTTGTTTGGCTTCGCAGACAAGGTTAACCAATGGCTTAATGAGATAGGATGGAACCATAGAGGTAAGAAAGGAGAGTATATCGAGACTGTCGGAGCACAGGAACTTCATTTGCTTGATGGTAAACTTTTGGAGAGATACAGAAACGAGCATGCTGGAACTTGGGCAACTATAGACTCTACCGCAAAAGAATATCTTAATAGGCTTATCGAAATAGAGGGTGAAGAAGGCGAGGTTAAGAAGATTACCGATGACATTGCCAAGGCTCTTACAGATATGGATTTGAGTTCTCTGAAATCGGAATGGGTAGATCTTCTTAACAATCTCGATTCTGCAAATGAAGATTTCGCTGACAACTTCGAGAAGCACATGAGAAATGCAATTCTCAATGGAATGATTGCCAATCAGTATAGTGACCAACTTAAAAAGCTCAACGAAGAAAATGCGAAAAGAGGCGGAAGCGAAAAAGGAAATAAATACGTTGCAAAAGATGGTAACATAAAACAGCACACTGGCGGTGATGATTCTAAAGATGTCTTATCAGAGTACACAGCGGAAGAATATCGTCTTTCAGCCGAAGCATACAAAGAGTTGTCGGAACAGGCTCGACAGACACGTGATGTGTTAAAAAAGCTATATGGATGGTCTGACAAGGATAGTAAGTCCCGTGCTGGTAGTAACATCAAGGGTATTACGGAGAATACTGGTGATATTATCGCAAGTTATCTTAATGCTATTAAACTTGATGTATCTGTTGACAGACCAAATATCCAAAGGATTGCAGATGCAGTTGCAAGCATACCAGAAATGAGTGGCATAGCTCAGTCACAGTTATCTCAACTCACAACACTTGTAACCCTTGCACAGTATTGCAACGGACGGCTTGATGATATGTATGATTGGATGCGGTCAGTAACCAAAGAAGGAGGTACAAAACACTTAGCTATATAGAAAAGAGCGGAGAAATCTTATTCTCCGCTCTTTCATTATGTCATTTGTCGTTTTTTAGCCTAATCCCTTCTTTTATTTTATCCTTTGATGTTATTTTAGAAAATGTATAGATGATAAACCCTCCTGCGGCTTCATGTCTCACTTTAAAAACTAATTCCCAATTTTTATCTACCATCCAGTTGATAAAGCTTGCAGCAGAGGGAAAATTTATCTCCTTCCCTTGTTCGTCTATAGGTTTTGCGTCATTGTTTTTCCCAAACGAAAATCTCTCTCCTTGTATATCGCCAAAATCAAGATAAATAATATATCCTCCTGTAATTTTTGGCTCACATCTTGCTTCACAGTAATATTTCTTCTCTTGAGCCATAAGATTTGTTTGTGCGTAACATAATAACACAAATAAAAAAAGTAAATACTTTTTCATAATTTATCGTTTTTAGTTAAAATATACTTGCAAAGGTAATAATAATCTTACATCTTTACGAATGTTTTACCCTATGATTACAAATCACAGTGTTTTTCTGCTATTTTCTGCGCATTGAAAACAGCAGAAACGGCAATAAGATTTGAAACCTTATTCTCAATTTTGCAAAAGTCTTCTGAAAACTCATCAAGGAACTTTCCGAGATTAGCTCCATTCTGTGACAAGAGTGTTACTTCATCTTCACAGTCAAGGAATATCTTATTTAGGTTAATGAGGACTTCAGATAATCTTTGTGACACGACATTCTTCTGTGTTTCCATTACGCAACATCCTCCTTTCTTTCTATTGAAGGTAACACATTGTGCTTCTTCAGTTCCTCGTAAAGGAATAAACGTCCTTTCTGTGTCCACTTTGAAAACAGTTTTGTTGTTTTGCGCCCATCTGTATGCGTAATTGGTATAGATTCGCTCTGTACATACCCCAAAGGAAGATAAGGAGCATAAAGAATCCATTGCCCTGCAATCTTGTGCTGTATGCCGAAATTGCGTAGAAGAACATTGAACGCCTTTGCTGTCATTCCGTAATCCTGCGCAATCTGCGTAATGGTAACGGTTTCCTTCGATTGCAGGATAATGTCGCAATAATCGACCTTCGGCTTCATTGAAGCTACTGCGTCAGATAACTGAACAACTTGTTCCTCAGCTTGTTCGATTGCTTTGCTCTTTTCTACATTTTCTGCTTCAAGTTGCAAAATCCTTGCATTGTGTTTTTCAATCGTTGCCTGCGCCACCTGCAACGCACGTGCCATAATCAGCTCTGGTGTGTCCTCCTGTGTGGTGGCAATGTAGCCGCCATTGGTGCGGATTTCTTTAAGAATAGTCTTAACACCTTTCTTAAACTGCTTGGCGATTGGCTTGCGTGATTGCATCAAGACCTCATATAATCCGTTTTCCGTGAGAAACCAACCATCTCCTTGACGACCTAAGTTGAACTTAGACCGTTCATCATCATCTACTCTTTGCACCATATCAGAAACATTTGTCAGTTGTAGCATAGCTGCTACGTCTTGTGCAAAGAACAATGGCTCTTGTACTGAACCATACACCATAAATTGCTGTCCGCACAATTCTGTCTGTTTTAGGACTGAAATTTGATTTACCATTTGTTGAACATTTTTATTTTATAGGCAACAATAAAGCGGTCGCCATTTTGCGCTGTTCAACAAATGGTATTCACCCCGGAGAGCAAATTTTGTACGCAAAAGGCAACCGCCTATATCTTACCATTGAGCATAAAAAATGCCCAACACTGATTGAGCAATTAATCGCTTGCCCTGCGAAGTGAATATTATCACCATTTATTGAACGCTGCAAATATACCACATAAATCTTAAACGCACAAGTTTTCTGTTAAACTTTTCAAATATTTTAAGATTTAATAAGCATTAAAGCCTTATAATAAACAAATAGTAGTAGTTTTGCATGACTAAAGACAAATTATATGGGAAAGATGCTTACTGCACAAGATTTGCTTAAAGAGAAAGGCTATGTAGAAGAGAAGTTTGACACCAACGGATTTCTTCAATGCGTTGCGAATTGGTTTCGTGAGCATGAAGTAAAGGATAAACTTCTCATACGCCCCAAACGATTCATTGAAATGGATAATCCTCCAAAGGGAGGATGGAAAGATATGACAAACATTGAGGAGTGGTTGCCAAGTCTTCAGTGGGAGCAACAACTCATTCTTGTTCAGAAAGGGCAAGATTTTCCATTTATCTTTATAGATGAACCGTTTATAAAGAACGCTGTATTCACACTAAAAACCATGGCTGGGTACACAGTAAAAAGAGCGAAGAAGGGCTGCTATGAAATAACGCTACTTTAATACTATATATTAATATGCGAAGTCACCAGAGGGGTTCGGTTGAAACGCCTCCCCCTTAATAGTAGTAACCCCGTCTGCTTTTATCCTTGATTTCAAGCGAGATACTTGCTCTATCCTTAAATGTCTTGTCACTCATCAAAAAGGTATAGCTCCTGATATTTTCTTGGATATGCCTTGTCGAGATTTACGATAAAACGGCTCCATTCATAATTCGATATAACAGCAATGGCGTGCACTGCCTCTAAATGTTGTTTAAGCCTTGGCAATCCAACCTCCCTGCTAAGGAACTGATGATGTCTATAATTGCGGTTCCCGTTCCCATTCTTTGGATTTCTTTTTTCAAGTTCGGGAAGTACGGGCGCAAGCCTGTCGTATACAATTTCCTTTATCCATGTTCCAACAACTCCCGGGCGTTTTGTTGTTTTGTTCCAATTCCATTTTCGCATTTTATATAAGTCTTCAAAAAAAGAGTCGTCGAAAGTCTTTACCCATTTTGCTGCTTCTTCAACCAAGAATGTTGCAAAGAAATTCTGCAATTCATTCTTTGCTCTTGACTTTTCTTTGTCATATCCAGTTGCTTCGTCAACCATGGCGATAATGCCAACCTTTGCAAGTGAGCGGACAAGTATCTCAGCCTTTCTCGCTGTGTCAGATTGATTTGGAAGCAATACCCCATCCTCTCTTGCCTTTAGGTATAGGTCGCAAACTGTAGGTAAAATTAAACAATCGAAACCCTGTTGAGAAGTGCCTTTTGTGTCCAAATACTCCACTTTCTTGATCACATCCTTAACATCCTCATTTACATATGATTGCAGGTTCTTTGCATCCATAAAAGTGGGGATTCCGATCATACGGGAATTTCCTCTCGCTGGTCTATCTAATGCCTTGAATACGGCTGCCTGTTTAATTATTCGTTGCCCGTTCTCGAGCACGGCTACATCCATTTTTACATTACCAAGGTTCAATATGCCTTCATATTTTGCACTGTGCACACTTTCTTCTACCATTATGTCGGACATGTCAATACTTAGCTCATTTGCTATTTTTTTCAACGTAGCCTTAGTTGTAGTTCCATTAATGAGTTTACTCATTCCTACTTCCGTCATGCCGATTCTGTTTGCAAGCTCTTTCTGTGAAATGCCAAGCGTAGGCAGCACCTCCTTTAATTTATGCTTCATATTTTAAAATTTTAATTCTACTGCAAATATACAACAAATAAAGTTGTATTGTATATGATAATTATATAATATATTATTTTTTAACAATTGCAGTATAGTTTTCCTATTAAAAATAATGTATATTTATTCGTTAACTATTGTATATCTATGCGTTATTTTGTATATTTGCACAATAAGTTTGCAAATATATGAGATACGATAAGGTATATATCCAAAAAACAAAAAACGGCTCGACTGTAAAAGAAACAGTTGCCGACTTTGATATTTACTGTGCAGACATCCCTTTCAAGCTGTTTGTTGAGGCAAAAGACCCCTCAAAGCGAGATTGGATGGACGAGCATGGCGATGATGAATATATACCAGACAGTGGGCTTAAATTGAAAGCCTACACTATGGATGTTAAATTTTGCTGCAAAGGGGATAAGTTTTCTTCAAACGCAAAAATACAGAAGTTTGTTGAATATCTGACAGGTATGGATGGTTCTGGTGCAGTTATGACGATGTATTGCACTTGGACAAAGATAGGTCGTCGAGAGATTCGTTTTGACAAACTCAATGATAAGGCTGAGCTTGTTAGAGATAGCGACGGCGATACTCTTGTATTCACAATTACATTTAAGGTTAACGACCCTGTAAGCAACATAACTCCTATTTCGGCAAGTGGTGTAGTTACTGAATTAAGAAAGGTATAATAATGAGCGAATGGATTATTAAACATAGCGACGGTAGTCCTCTGAAAGATGCAAACGGCAACGATGTGACCACTAAGACTCTTGAATACAGCGGTTCTTGGATGGGTGAATGCTTTGTGACTATAACTTTCAACAGTCCAGTCCCAATATCTTTCAAAATTGGAGATTATTTGACTTACAGAGATGAGATTTTTGAGATTAATTACGACCCTGGCAAGATAAAGCAATCAAGGCGTAATGAGCATGGCGAGGCTTTTGTCTATAATAATGTAAAGTTCAATGCAAAACAAGATGAGTTAGCAAGAACAGAGTTTCTTGATATTGTGTTGCACGACAATAATATCCACTATACATCGCTAACAAAATTCTCTTTCTACGCGTCATCTCTTGATGATTTGTTGGACCGCATACAAGCTAATCTAAATGAACAATGGGGGGATGGTGAATGGAAAATATATAGTCGAAATAAGCTACGTTCTGGTCAGCGTGGGTGTGTAGATGCAGTGTGGGATAAAACCTATGGCTCAGGCGTTTCTGACAATACCATAAAATCAACTTCAATAACTGCCGATGGCTTAAACTGTTGGAGTGCTTTGGCTTTGGTTAATAGCCAATTTAATGTTAATTTTATCGTTAGAGGACGAAACGTCTTTATTGGAACAGCAGGACTACCAATCTCAATGATTTTTGAGTATGGCAAGGGGAGGGGACTATATCAGATAGAGCAAAATGCAGATAGCGAACAAGCTATCACAACTCGCTTGCGTGCGTATGGTTCTTCCAAGAATCTTCCAAATAGATATTATGCAACACTTAATTTACAAGCATTTGCAACTGTATCATCTATAGAAACTAAGGGAAGCTCTGACGGAAATTATAATATACAAGCTCATCTTGACTTACCCTTCTCAATCGCTTATTTCTATAATCAATTACACGAGTTAAGTGATGGTAGACCGTCGTATTTAGTAACAATAGAATGTGGTGGCTTTAAGGTAAAAGCCTCTGTTTTTAAAGCAAAGAACTCGGAAAAGACTTGTTTCTTTGCAGCTCACAATAACACATTAAATCTTGCAAGTCATCAAAACGACCTTGCCGATATTCAAAATTTCGGAAATGCGGTTGAAGTTGGTCAAAGAATCACTTTTCTCTCAGGGGTGAAAAAAGAAAGTTTCCCAAGAGATAACAAAACGTACGCAACAGACAACCTGCCGAATAATATGGCGGTTGACCACCTAATGCTTCCAGGATTTCCCAATAAGTCACTAAAGCAATGGTGGGGCGAGCAGCCAAATGAGGTAAAAAACAGGATTTATAGTGGAGATAAGTTACATCTGTTTTCGGAGAACAAATACCGTCCGTTCATTGACTCTGCAAATATTACAGAAATTGGAGTACGACCAAATTCAGTGTACTTTGATACTGAAAACTTACAGGAAGGTCTTGTGGAGATTTTCCCGACCATTGAAGAAATGGAGGTTGGTGGTGTCAGAATAGATGAGATACAATCGGCAGACAAAATAGAGGATAACGGTGTGTTTAAAGACGGGGCATCCATTCCTAATTTTCACATATATCTAAAATCAGCTATTGATTTTGACATTAATGACCTTATAGGTAACTCAACAGAAACTCCTACAATCTCAATGAGAGATGGAATGTGTGGAGGACGCACATTTCAGATTAATTCTGCAAAAAAGTTAGGGGATGGAAGCTGGGAGCTTAATTGCCAAAGAGTTAAGGACGAAAGTCTAAACCTTTACTTTCCATATAATGACTACTTGATAAAAGAAGGAGATCACTTTGTTCTGTTAGGCATTCCCCTACCCGATTCTTATGTTGAGGCAGCTTCTATCAAACTACTGAAATATGCTTTACAGTATCTTGATAAAAACGACTATACAAGGTATGTCTATTCCCCAAAGGTTGATGAGGTTTTTATGGCTCGTCAACACGATATTGCTATCGCTGATACAACTGGCGCAGTCCTTTCTCTTCATGACACCCTCAAAGAGGGGGATATTATGCAGTTCGATGACGCGGACTTAAGCATTAATGGTAAGGTGGCGATAGATCAACTTACTATTAAGGAAAGTGAAGATAAAATTCCTTCATACGAGATTACGCTTCGCGAAGATAAATCTGTTGGTACTATTCAGAAAATACAAGAGAAAGTGAACTCTCTTTGGAGTGGCAACGGAGGTTCTTTTGGTACAGAAGGGAATAATCTTACAGTTCCACAGATACAGCGACTTATCGAGAGTTATGGCGGTCAAAACTTTCTTAATAAGTTGAAACCCGATACCGCTCAAGAGATTATTACATTCTTGAAGGGTATTGCTGTTGGTGAGAATGGTTATGGAATAACTGAACTTGGCGACTTGTTTGCTCGATTTATCAAGGCAAACTCTGTAAAGAGTGATGATTTCCGTTCAGGGCTATTGGATGGTGCTGGATTTGGGATATACAAGGACGAATACGGAAAGTCCATAGCAGAGGTAGATAAACTCAATGTAAGGCAGAAAGCAACCTTTTCAGAGTTAGAGTATAGGCGACTTGCTTTTACTACGGGCGATGTTGGATTTACGTCTGCAAGTGCGCATATTAGTGATGTTATTCCGATTGACAATACTGGTGTACCAATCGTAAAGAGTACCATTTACTTCCAATCGGCACACAAACAGGTGCTTGTGAACAATGCTTTGTTGTCGTATAGCACTGTTCCAAATGGAAAGACTATTACTGCTTATCGTTGCTATTTCTTGGCAGATGATGGCGACAGACGTACAAGCAACGATTGGAGGATTGGCGACCAAGCGATGTGTAAGACTTCAAATCTTGTATCACGCACAGCAGGCGGTTCAGCAAACAGATACTACTGGCGTCTGGTGGTGAACAAGGGAACAGAAACTATTAATGGTAAATTATACCACTTCGTAGACCTTTCGGATGTTCGTGGCACGCTTGAGATTACTATTGACGGCACACAATATACTTGTATAGGCTATGATACAAAGGCTGAGAATGACATCCCAAAGGATGAGGATGATATTATCCAATTAGGAAGTCAGACTGACACCGATAGGCAATATGCTCACATCATCTATGTATCAGAGGGGAAACGTGTGGACTATGCAGGTATTAACGACTATAACCTCGCATCACACATTGTAAGTGAGTTTTCCCCTAAGGGTACAACGGTGCGTTCAGACAAATTCACTGTAATATCAGGAGCAGGCGAGGGGGTAAGCGCACCGATAGTATGTGATAGAGGCCAGTGGGTCAGTGGAACGATAGCAGGACACTATGATAGGTTTTCTTATAACGGGTCGCTATGGCTCTGTAACGTAGGCATCGGACAGACCACCACGGAAGCACCATCCGAAACGAGTACAAAGTGGATAAAGCAAGTATCAGAGGGTGAAGCCTATAGTCTTGAAGTGACTATTGAGAGTGGCTCAATCCACAATTCGCAAGGTAGCGTTGTTCTGTTAGCAACATACAGAAAGGGGAACGTTGATATTTCCAATACCATACCAAACACGGCATGGTCGTGGATACGTACAAGCGGACAGACCACGGATACGGCGTGGAACAATGCACATAAGAAAGTAGGTAGACGAATAACAGTAACCGCAGCGGAGGTGCTTACCATGGCATATTTTGACTGCATAATAGAGGGATAACACATGGGAACAAAAGCAAGAGGGGGTATCACCCTTTATAATGTAAAAAACGGAAAAGATGCAGAGTATCATCGGTTGCGCCCACAGAGCGAGAAAGCTGTTGTGGGGGGTGATAACTCACTGTGTATCACACTTTCGTATATCATCGAGCACGTCAATGGTGCGCAAGTGACAACGGAAGCAGGCAGCGCACAAGGATACCATGTTGCTGCACGTATGAACAACGGTGTATCTATCGCTATGACACACGGAGCGGTGAATAGTGGTACTTATAAGTTAACGAACTATTCAAAGGCACAGAACCGCCCCGATTATGTTATCATTGAATTGAGAGATAGTGCCGATAAGGTCGTTGACATTCGTACTGCACAAATAATTATGGAAGCATCTTCTTATGTCGATATAGTAGCTGATTTGCGTACTACAGTATCGCAGCATGGAGATAGCATCTCAACTATCAAGCAGACTGCTGACAGTATATCCCTTAAGGTGGACGGGATAAAGAATGGTGTAAAGAATCTCATTAAGGGGGGACAGCTGAACAGAACAATTAGCCGTGCGTTTGCTATGGTAAACGATGGAGAATTGACTGTAAAGCTAAAGCCTGAAACGGATTACACGTTAACGGTAAATGGTCGCATAAGTAGTAGCGCATGGGACAAACGTCAGATGCTGCGCACATATATCTTCGATAAAAGTTGGAAAGGCTTTATGGTAGATTGCGATATACAAGCTACATATGACACAACCAACTCTGTCACATTCCGCATTCCAAAAGACAAAGCATCAGTGGATAACACATATTGCTTTAACTGTTACTCTTTCCCTAACCAACTTCCACAAGGTAAGAATGGCGAGGTTACGGTTAATTGGGCAGTCGTGACAGAAGGAACAGCTCCTGCTGCTGAGTGGATACCAAGTGCAGATGAAAGCTCAGAAGAGCGAGTGAAGAAAGTAGAGGCGAAGCTCGAAAATGGAGAGTTTAGAGTGAAGTCTGACAAGACTGTATTTGTCGATAACAATGGCAAGGAAACTGTACTTATAGAAGGTGGCAAGCTATCAGCAGCATTGATTGATGCCGTTAAACTTGTAGCTCTCGGCATACAAGCACAAGAGATTGATGCAAAAGAAGCAAAGTTTAAGAATCTCACAGTAACTGGTGATAGTACATTTGATGGAACTATAAATACCAACAAAGGAACTATTGCTGGTTGGAAAATACTGCCAGGAATGATAGGCTATGGGAAAGACAGTGACGGGTTAACACTCTTTGATAACTGCTTAATATATAACTACAAGAACTCTAAGAGGCAAGTTATATTAGGTGAAGACCCACTGGGGAAGTTTGCCGGAAAGGATATGATGTTAAGTCTGAGAAATGAGCCACGCTCAGACTTTGAAAAAGTAGGTATATTCTTAGACATACACCCAGACCCTACATTTGGATGGAAAAATAATCATGCCATACTCTCTTTGCGTGGCACTTATGGTGGTTTTCGTCGTTCGTTAAAGGTAATTAGCAAGAATTATTCACTTGGTTTAGGCGACTCTTCTATCTTGTTTGTAAGCTCGAGCACAAAGACGTTTACATTGCCTTCAAGCCCAGAAGATGGAGAGGAGTTTACTATATACTCAGTAAACGGTGTGGATATTAATTTCACAACGACTGACAATATTCCTATCGAGAAACTTTACGCCTTTAAGCATTCTTTGAATGGTACAAGTGATGAGATTAAATATATATTCCGAGTAGTATATTCTAAGATAACAAATAAGTGGTATGTATTTCTTATGTAATTAACTTAAAATAAAAGAAGATGAAAAAAGCATTAGATTGTATTTACAGGTTTTTTGAGAAACTCGCAGCCATTGGCAGCGACAAGTATCTGCATTTTGTTGTAGGACTTGTCATCGCGGTGGCAGCTTGCAAGGGTCTACGTTCTA